CGAACCCAAGATCGCCAACCTCACCGGCATCAACCGATCCACCGTCCGGTTCGCGCTCTCCCTCCTCGCCGACGAAGGCCTCATCAACAGATCCCACGGCAACCCCACCACCGTCGCCGAACCCCCGGCCGTCCGCGTGCTCTCCACCCAGCGCTACCGCGATACCCTCACCCGGATCTGGTCGGGGATCCGCGAAGACACCGCCGCGTTCGTCACCGACCACGCCGCCGCCTGGGACGACTACACGATCGACGACCCGGACTACAGCGAGGAACCCGCCAGCCACACCGACGCCGAATACCTCGGCATCAAAGTCGGCACCACGGTCATGCGCCGGCGGATGGTCAAGCGGCTGAAAGGCGAACCGATCCAGATCCAGAGGTCCGCCGTCCCACTCAAGCTCGCGAAGGGAACCGTCCTCGCCGACCCGGCCGCGCAGCCCTACCCCGACGGAACCCTCGGCGAGCTGTACGACACCGGACTGCTACCGGCAGGCTCAATGGTCAACGTCGCCGAAGAAGCCCACGGGCGCGTGCCGAACACCACCGAGAGGCGACTCCTGGGCATGGTCACCCCCGCGGACGTGTTCGACATCGTCAGGGTCATCAGGGTGGACGGGGTGCCCGTCGAAGTCAGCAGGGTGATCGTGCCGCAGGCTAGCCACGTACTCCGCTACGAGACCGACATCAGCTAGACATGACGAAGGCCCCAGCGTTGATAGCGCTGAGGCCTCGTTGCCGATCGGTAGTTCCCGCTACGTCACAGCCGCGCGTTGGACAGTCACCAGTAACCTACCCGTACCGCAAGGGGTGAGTCACCCTCCGGTTGGTACACGTTTGTCCGACGCCTGCAGCCGCTCGGCCACCCGCGTCCCCGACTCCGCCTCAGCGATCAGGGCCGCCACGATCCGGGCCGACCGGCGCGCCTGATGCGCCACCGCCTCGCTGTCAACCGGGTGCTCTGCCATAGTCTCGAGGTGACCGTGCCAGTTCCGCATCTCGGCGAACGCCTGGTCAAGCTTCACCTTGGCTTCAGCTAGTTCCTCGGCGGCCGTGCGCGTCACGTGGGTGCCCATGGCTCCGAGAGTAGGACGCATGTTGCAACGAGTCAACAAGGCGCGGCACGGAATCCCGCCAAGGATATTTAGGCTGACAGCGCTCGAGCCCGCCCCGCCTAGTAGCCTCAGTTGCACAGCGCTTGTCCACGGCTACTGAAGTAGTATCGTGGCCAGTGCCGCCCGTCGCAGACCAAGGTTCCCGCAGGTCAGAGGGCATATGGTCGCTGGTTCAGCTGAAAATATGCGTCGCACAGCGCTCATAGCGGAAATACTTTTAGAGTATGATGGGGTACATGGCTGAGCAATATGTCTACGTGATCCAGGCAACGGAGTCAGGCCGAATCAAGATCGGCATTGCGGGGAATCCATTGAGGAGGCTGATGGACCTTCAGGTCGGCAGTCCGGAGATCCTGGAACTCCTCGGGGCTGCTCCAGGTGGTCGACGCGAGGAGATCCGCCTCCACGTTGAGCTCCACCGCGATCGCATGCACGGAGAATGGTTTGCGATGTCCGACCATGTGGCTTTAGTGGTCAGACATCTGCTTGGTTGGGACAGGCCGACGCCACAGCAGATCGAATCGCAGCGCAAGGCAGACGAGCTTCGGGCGACCCTCTCGTGACCGCGATGAACCTCACGGACCTGCTCGAGTCATGGATGGTCACGCTCACGGCAGAGAAGAAGGCGCCCGCAACCCTCAAGAGCTACCGCGCCGGAGTCACCGCATACCTCGCCTGGTGCCACCAGCAAGACCGACCCGCGATCATCGACCGCCGCCAAGCCGCTGCCTGGATCGCTGCCATGCTCGACAGCGGCGCCGAGGCCTCCACCGCCATGAGCCGACAGCTCGCCCTCAAACGCTTCAGCGCCTGGCTCCTCGACGAGGAAGAACAGGCCACTGACCCGCTCCTCGGCGTCAAGCCCCCCAAGCTGTCAGAGAAGGTGCTCGAGCCACTCACTGACGACGAACTGCTCGCCCTGTTCAAAGCCTGCGACGGCCGCGCGTTCATCGACCGGCGAGACATGGCCATCATGCGGATGATGGTCGAGACCAGCGCCCGCGCCGGCGAGGTCGTCGGCATGCACCACCCCATCGACATTGACCTCCCCAGCGGGATCGTCACCCTCCGCAAAACCAAGAGCGGCCGCGGCCGGATCGCCAGCATCGGCCCCAAGACCTCCCAGGCCATCGACCGGTACCTCCGCATCCGCCGCACCCACAAGCTCGCAGAGCTGCCCGACCTGTGGCTCGGGGAACGCGGCGCGCCACTGCGCTACTCCGGCCTCTGGGACGCACTGGGTCGCCGAGCTCGGCACGCAGGCATCGACCGATTCCACCCGCACCTACTCAGGCACACGTCGGCCACCAGGTGGCTGTCTGCGGGTGGCTCCGAGGGCGGTCTCATGGCCCAAGCGGGCTGGACTCAGCGCTCGATGCTGGATCGCTACACCAGGGCTACGGCATCCGCCCGGGCGGCCGAGGAAGCCAAGCGGCTCAACCTCGGAGATCTCTGACGCCCGGATCCAAGCCTTGCGCGACCGGGGTCCGGGGCCGCGCGGCTTGAATCTGTACTAGCTGGCCGGGACCTTCCCCCGACACGTCACTACCTTGTAGGCGCCGCTCGAGGTGGCCTCGTCGATCACCTTGCCGTCGACCTCGATCCGGCACGTCACCGAACCGCCGCCCTCCTTGTTCACCAGCACGATCGACAGCTGATCGCCCCGCTTGAACTTGTCCGACCCGATGCCGGGCTGGCCGGTGGAGGTGTTCGTCATCGGCAGCGCCACGTCCTTCTGGATCACGCCGCCCTTCTCCGTCTGCATCGTCACCGCGCCCGCCGCCGTACCCGATCCCTCCGCGAAGAACGTCACCTGAGGTGGACCGGAAACCGACGCAGAACCGTCACCGTTGCAACCGGCAACAATCAACAGAAAAGCCAGCGTTCCTGTTAGCGTCAGCAACCAACGCCCCCGCCTCCAGTGCAGGGGTTCCCGGGTGTTACGCCCATCCGGGAACCCCGCCCAGTCACTCATCGCCGCGGTACCACATCAGGCACCACCGACAACGCCGGCACCTCCAGCGCCGCATGCCGCACACCAGCTCGCTCCCCCGCATCCCACACGTCGCCCACCGAGTGATCGATCTTCTCGGCCAGCGCGTCGTTCATCCTGTCCTGCTTGTCCAAGATGTGTGCAACCGCGCCGGCCAGGAACACTACGACCCCGACCAGCATCAGCGGTGCACGTAGAGCGGTACCCCATGGCTGCGCGCCACCGACAGCCAGCAGACACACTGACAGGACGTACCCCCCCAGGGCGTCCAGCGGCAACACGATCTTGCTCCCCAGCTTGATTCTTCTTGCCACAGTTCCGTCACCTTTCCCCATGTCGCCCGTTAGATAGTTGCGCCAGGCACTGGTCGGACGGTTTCTGTGGTGTCATCCGCTTGAGGTCGGACGACCGGTGTCTGGTCGCTAGTTGATCGTTCATACGGGGGCATCCGCTACAGCTCGCCACGTCACAACTTGGCAACAGAATCAGACTCGCCAGTAGCTCGACGTGACGAACTCAACTCTGCCCGCAGGAGGTCTACGCGGGCCTGAAGCTCGGCGCGCTTACGCTCCGCACCTGGCACGTCGGGCAACTCGGCCAGGCTCAGTTCCTCGGCTCGCAGGTCGGCCTCGATTGTGCTAGCCGGCCGCGGGCGCAGGTGAATGACCCGACTCTCCTCGTGGTAGCCGGTGTCGTGCAGCGCAGCGTCCAGCACCACCGAGTACCGCACCCCGACCAGGTCCGCGATCGCCTGCAGGTTCTCCCGCGAAGGGAGCTTCTTCGGATCCCGCCAGAACCGCAACGCGTTCGGCGATACCCCCAGCTTGTGCGCCACCTGCCGCTCCGACGGCGGATACGGCGCATTGTCGATGTGCTTCTGGATGAGGTCCCACAACAACCCCATAGGCTCGACCCTTCTGTGACCCCGTTGGACAACATGCTCCCTCTACTGCCGCGCTTCGCCTAACAGGCTGGGCACCGGCACTGAGCACATCCATGGGCACCACTGTATCGACCACTCGACGCGCCGAAACCACCTGCCCCGCTGCCTGCTTGCGGTTTCCGGAAGAGAACTTGTTGACATTTTGGGCACCGTGCCCGCACACTCTGAGGAGTGTCACTGGACACAGTGCCCACCAAGGAGATACAGTGAGCCGACCCACTCGCACCAAGCTTCCGGAGCTGTACATGAAAGTGCTCGATCCGAAGAAGATCGTGACGTTGATGGTCATCCGAGGCATTAACCAGCGCGACCTCGCCGCAATCGCCGGCTGGAGCTCGCACTCGTACCTCGGTCGCATCCTGCGGGGTGAGATCAAAAGCATCCAGCCCGACCCTGCTCTCCGCATCGCGGAGTACTTCAAGGTCCCCCTCAATGATCTTTTCGTGACCCGACTGTCAAGCGATACTGCGCACAGCAGCAAGCGACAGAAGGCAGCATGACCAGCGTCCCGCACCAGATCGCAGCGCTTGAGGGATGGGCGCAGGAGACGAATCGCTCCGCCCGCACCCGCGCGGCCCGCGAAGGGCTCGAGCGGAAGTTCGAGCAGGCAGTCGACCCGGACGGGCTGATGGATCCGGAGACCCGAGCGAAGGCCGTCGCGGCGTACCGCAAGGCGTACTACCTCCGGCTCCAGCAGAAGTCAGCCAAGGCTCGCGCCGCCAAGGCGTCCTGACCCCAGACAGACCGAACCCCCGGCTCGCCGCCAAGCAAGAACCGGGGGAATCAGACAGGAGCAGCATCTCATGAAGTTCACCACCCAGGCGAAGGCCGCGATCCCGTCAGTGCTCGGAGCGATCCTCGTCGCCGCCATCCTCGGCGCCGCCATCTACCTGACCCTGCGCCCGTGATCGCCCGCATCCGCGCCGCTCGTCAGCGTCGCCGCGCCGCGAAAGCCAAGGCTCGCCGCATCGGCCTGGCGCTCCGCGACCTCGCCCAGATGGACGCCGAGATCCGTGGCTATGTGAAGCAGCCCGACGGGTCATGGACTCGCGACCTGCTCGGCATCGTCCGTCAGGAAGAGGCTGGCCGATGAGCCCCGCAGCGATTGCCCTCGCCGTCGTCTTCCTGATCGCCGCCGCGGTGGTCGCGTTCGTCCTCCGCTATAAGGCGGTCCGGGACACGTTCGACCTCACCTCCGACGAGCGCTGGCACGAGCAGGCGCTGGCTGACCTGCCCGTCGAGTTCATCCCGGACGGCTTCACCTGTCTCCGCTGCGAAGAGAACCCGGCCCTCCCAGAGAAGGTGTGGTGCGCGGTGTGCGCCCCGATCGTCGACCGGTACCCGGCCGAGCCGATCGAGCGGGGCGCGCTCGAAGCCTGCATCGCCCGCCACCCCGCAGGCAAGCAGCGCAAGACGGGCGGCACGCGATGACCTCCCTCACCCGCCCGCACGCCGAGGAGTACCACCCGTTCCGGCTGCTCGGCATCGCCCAGGCCGCCATGGAGCAGGTCGCCCGCCTCGACGACACGGCAGACATCAAGCAGGTCGTCGCCGACGCCCTCGCCCGCATCACCGTCCCCGCCGTCGCCCCGCTCAGGGTCAACGACCACCTCAACGCCACCGAGTACGGCCACGGCGAAGTCGTCGGCATCGAACGCGACCAAGACATCGCGCTCGTCCGCTGGGACCTGCCCTTCAACGACCAAGGCCAGCACGTCATCGCCATGAGCCTCCGCTGGGCCGAAACCGAATGCCTGAGAGGGGCAGCCGCATGAGCATCGTCACCGAGCCGACCGTCGAGGTCGCCAACCAGACCACCATCCCGATCGGCCAATGGGTCGTCTACACCGTCAACTGCGGCGAGTGTGGCGGTGAGGGTGGCCAGGAGGTCCGTGGTCACGACGGCTGGATCGACTGCCCTTACTGCACGCCCGTCGAGGACTGCACGCTGTGCGGCGACCCGTTCCCCGCCAAGGACCGGCAACCCGACCTGATGCTGGTCGACGGCCGCCCGCAGCCCGTCTGCCGCGAATGCTGGGCGCTTGAGCCGGGTGACGACGCATGACCGAGCGCATCGGAAATGCCGAACTCGTCGGCACCTTCCTGCCCGGCTCCCCGGACTGGCACGCCGCCCGGGCGCACGGTCTCGGTGGCAGTGAGATCCCGGCAGTACTGGGCCTCTCGCCGTTCGAGTCGCGCTACTCCCTGTGGCACCGCAAGGCCGGCCTCATCGGAGCGGTCGCGGAGTCCCCGGAGATGGAGTGGGGGACACGGCTGGAGGAGCCGGTCGCTGACAAGTTCCGCGACAGCCACAAAGACCTGCACGTCTTGAAGACCGGCACCTACCGGAACCTCGAGCGGCCCTGGCAGATCGCCAACCCGGATGGCCTCATCTGGCACGTCGACTTCGGCGTCAGTGAGGAGCCGATCGGGCTGCTCGAGGTCAAGACTTCACCGTTCGGCGACAAGTGGGGCGACGAGGACACCGACAGCATCCCCGTCCACGTCCGCGCCCAGGTGCTCTGGTACCTCGACACATTCGGGCTGCCGTGGGCAAGCGTCGCCGTCCTCATCTCCGGATTGGACTACCGCGAGTACCGCGTGGACTACGACCCGGCCGAGGCGCAGATCCTCCGCGATGCCGCAGTCGAGTTCCTCGCAACTCTCGATGCCGGTACGGCACCGTCGATCGACGGACACGACGCCACCTACAAGGCAGTCCGCGAGATGCACCCGGACATCGACCCCGAGTCGATCGACCTCAGCGACGCGATCGCCCGCGACTTCCTCATCGCCCGCGCCGAACTGGCCGAAGCGAAGACGGTCGAGCAGAAAGCCAGGTCCGCGGTCGCCGACGAGATGGGCAACGCCCAGGCCGCCTTCTGGCAGGGCTACAAGATCGCGACCCGCCAAGCCCGCGGCGACGGCCACCCATACCTCGTCACCGCCAAGAACCTCCCAGACCTCAACGCAGACAAGGAAGCAGCAGCATGACCGAGACAGTCAGCAACGCAATCGCGACCCGCGACAACTCCCCGGGCGCGCTCGTCCAGCACTACCACCAGGACTTCGCCGACGTACTCCCGTCGCACGTCAAGCCCGAGACGTGGGTCCGCCTCGCTGTCGGTGCACTGCGCCGCGACTCGAAGGTCGCCGAGGCCGCCGCGAACAACACCGGCGCGTTCATGGCCGCGCTGCTCACCGCTGCCCGCCTCGGCCTGGAGCCCGGCACCGAGCAGTTCTACCTGGTGCCGCAGTCGCCCCGGAAGGGTGCCCCGAAAGAGATCATGGGGATCACCGGCTACCAGGGACTCGTCGAACTGATGTACCGGGCCGGCGCGGTCGCCTCGGTGATCGTCGAGGCGGTGCGGGAGCACGACAAGTTCACCTACGTGCCCGGCCGCGACGAGCGCCCGATCCACGAGATCGACTGGGATGCCGACGACCGCGGCAAGCTGAAGCTGGTCTATGCCTACGCGATCATGAAGGGCGGCGCGACCTCCAAGGTCGTCGTCCTCAACCGGTCGCGGATCAACGAGATCAAGTCGAAGTCCGCTTCCGCCCGGTCGGACTACTCGCCGTGGACCACGAGCGAAGAGGCGATGTGGCTGAAGTCGGCCGCCCGCCAGCTCGCCAAGTGGGTCCCGACGTCCGCCGAGTACATCCGTGAGCAGTTGCGTGCGGTGCGGGACGTGGCAGCCGAGCGGCCGCAGGTGGCGCCCGCTGCGGCCCGGCAGGTCCCGCAAGCCGAAGGCACCCTGACTACCCCGACGGGTGAGGTGCTGCAGGCCGAACTCGTGGACGACGACGCGATCGCTGCAGACGACGCCTGGCAGAACGGCGGCGGCCAGTCGTGAGCAACAAGAGCCACCACGGAGCGACGAACCCCAACTGGCGCGGCGGCAAGACGGAGCACCCGCTCTACCACACGTACAACGACATGGTCCGGCGCTGCTCGAGCCCGAATCATGCCCGCTTTGCCGACTACGGCGGGCGGGGGATCACCGTCTGCGATCGGTGGCGTGAGGACTTCTGGAACTTCGTTGCAGACATGGGCGAACGGCCGGCCGGCCGGTCCCTCGACCGCACCGACAACGACCGTGGCTACTCGCCGGAGAACTGTCGCTGGGCAACCGCTCAGGAGCAGCGAGCGAACCGGCGACGGCAACGCCCCAAGGCGGAATGCAAGAGCGGCCACGAGTTCACGCCGGAGAACACCTCGATGACGACCGACGGGAAGCGTCGCTGCAAGACCTGCGTAAACCAGTGGGCGCGCGACGCCCGGGCGAGGAGAGCAGCATGAGCTGGCACAAGGGATCGCTCTGCGGGTTTGACGTGGAATCCACTGGCGTCTCGGTCGAGAACGATCGGATCGTCACCGCGGCGATCGTCGACATTCAGCCGGGCAAGCCGACGCGGACGCGGACCTTCATGCTCAACCCCGGAATCGCCATTCCCGAGGAGGCGACGAAGGTCCATGGGATCAGCACGGAGCAAGCCAGAGCGGAAGGCGCCCACCCCTCCACCGCGCTGGAGGAGATCGCGCTCGAGCTCACCGTCGCACTCGCATCCGGCACGCCGATCGTCGCCTTCAATGCCAGTTTTGACCTGACGATGCTCGACCAGGAGTTGCTGCGCTACAAGCTCGGCGGCCTGGAGGAAAGGCTCGGCTCCTACGACGCAGTCTCCCCGATCCTCGATCCGCACGTCATCGACAAGAAGGTCGACACGTACCGCAAGGGGAAGCGGACCCTGACCGCGACGGTCGAGGCGCACGGGCTGGTCATGGACAACGCTCACGCCGCCGACGCGGACGCGATCGCCGCCTGCCGCCTGCTGTTCCGGCTCGCCGACAAGTACAACCTGCCCGCCAAGTTCCCCTCGCTGTACGAGATCCACGAGGAGCAGATCGGGTGGCGCGCTGAGCAGGCCGCATCGCTGGAGGCGTACTTCAAGAAGTCTGGCAAGCCGCAGGAGGTCGACCAGTCGTGGCCGCTGCGCCGAGTGAGTGCCGAGCGTGCGGCATGAACGCCGCCGAGCACTTCGCCAAGGCCGAGGAACTGGTCGCGCACGCCGAGCGGCACACCACCGAGGACCCGGGCGACATGCGGATCGCTGAGATCACGGCGGCTACCGCCCAGGTCCACGCGACTCTCGCCCTGGCCGCCTCGCAGCTTCGCTCTCTGCCCGCAGCGCAGGCCACGGCGTGACCTTCGGGCAGGCGTCGAAGGCGAAGTGGTACTGCCCTCGCGCCTGCCACCCGAAACCCAGCACCACCCGGAAGCCCTGCCGCCTCTGCTGCGGCTGGACCGCCGACCCACGCAAACACTCCATCAACTGACAAGGAACCGAGCCCATGAAGAAGACCATCACCATCCTCGCCGCCACCGTCGGCGCCGTCCTGGCGCTGTCAAGTTGTGGTACCGACAAGGCATCGGAAGCCGTCGCCAACGCGCCGCAGCCGACCGTCACCGTGACCGCGCCGGCCCCGCCCGCGCCGCCTGCCCCGACCGTCACCGTCACCGCCAAGGCCGACTCGCAGTCCGTGCCGCAGGCTTGCCTCGACGCGCTCGACAACGCCGACGAAGGCTTCGGGTACGCGGCCGGTGCGATGGGTGCTGCCGGTGAGGGTTTCGACGCCGTCTCCGTGGGCGACGTCGACAAGCTGCTCGAACAGCTCCCCGTCATGAAGTCGATGGGCACGAAGCTCAACAACCTCGCCCCCACGTACAACACGAACAAGGCCGCGTGCCGGGCAGCGGGGAACTGATGCCTGAGTTCAAGCTGGATGCCGACGCTGAGATCGGCTGGGCCTTACTGCCCGAAGAGTTGCGCGCGCTGGCGTCTGGCGACACTGACATGCCTCTCGGCCTGCCGACAGCCCTTCGCTACATCGCGGACCAGATCGCCAAGCAGTTGCCGAAGGTGCCTGTCGAAGAACCCGCCGGGGACTGCGTGGTGTTCTTCAGCCTGAACCACCCGCACCAAGGGGTCGGCTGGGCTGCCGACGACGGGAAGTGGGAAGACGGTAGCGGGTCCTCCCTGCCATGGGAGCAGTTGGTCGGGGACGCCAAGGCGACGGACGTCATGCTCTACCGCCGCGTGCCGTACCCCGAGCCCCCTCCCGTGCAGGTAGAGGCCGACAAGGTGCCGTGTATCGGTTTTGCTGACGCATCTCCCCACGCTCCGCATCGCTGGTTGGACGGCACTGACGTGGACCTGGTGGTGCCTGCTTGGTACGACTGCCCAGGCAAGCCCGAGCCCTCTCCTGTGCAGGTAGAGGCCGAGCCGGTCTCGGATCTGGAGTACGCCACTCGGCTGGACGGCAGCACGATGCCTGCACCGCGCGTCGTGCCCAACGAGTTCTGCTGGTGTGGCGGCGAGGTTGGTTCCCGCGTGCCCGGCGATCACCTTGGGCTGGGCTGCCTGCTCGACATCACGCACAACTGGAACGCAGCCAGCTTGGAGTCACAGCAGCTCATCGAGCGTGAGCAGTCAACTCCCGCTGAAGACGACCCGATCGAGGCGCTGGTGCAGGCGATGCGCGGTCACGAGCCGATGGTGTGGGGCGGGCCGGGCGCCGAGATCTACGGTTGCCGATGCGGCACCGTGTTCGACGAACCAGACGACTCCGGATCCTGGGAGACCGCGCAACTGAGCCACGTCGCAGCCCGCGTCCTTGAGGTGGGTGGGCAACAGCCCGGCGTACCGGTGGAGAAGGTGCGGGCGCTCGCGGAGTTCCTGCGCATGGGCGCCCCGGATCGGTACGTCCGCCCGGAATCCAACAAGGTGATGCGGGCCACCTTCAAGGAAGCCGCCGACCACGTCGCCAGCCTCCTCCCTGAGGAGCCGACCTCGTGAGCGGGCTACGAGAGCGGGTCGCCTACTTCCTGGCTGAGCGCGAAGGCTTCATCACCGCGATCAACAACTGCACCAGCGACAAGGCGGACTACTGGCGCTGGCAGGGTAATGCCGAGGCTCGCCGCGTGCTGGGCGAGTCGCTCGAACGTGACGGGGTGGACCTGACCGCTGCCGAGCCTGCCCCAGTAGCCGACCGCCAGCGCCTGGCCGAGGTGCTGGATCCCGACGCATTCGACGAGAGCAAGCCCCGATCGAAGCACCACGCCGCGGTCGTCCAGTGGGCCGCCCGTCAGCACATGGCCTACCAGGGGGCGGATCGTCTGCTTGCTGCTGGTGTGTTCCGCTCGGAGGCCGAGGTGAAGGCCGAAGCGCTGACCGAGGCCGCCGCAGCCGCCCGCCAGGAAGCCGCCGACAGCCGCACCAACAACGGCCGCTGCGAAAGCGAAGGCCTCGCCGACTGGCTCGACGAGTACGCCAAGACGGTGGCGTCATGAGCCGCCTCATGAGCGTCGCTTTCACAGAGGCCGCAGTCGTCGCCCGCACCAAGACCGTCACCCGCCGCAAGGGCTGGCTGATGCTCAAGCCCGGCGACCGCCTCACCCTCTGCCGCAAGGTCATGGGCAGGAAGAAGGGCGAGCCGCTGGTGCGCCTCGCCGAGGTCGAGGTCGTGTCGGTCAGGCGCGAGCCGCTGTCGACCCTGAAGAACGTGCAATACGGACGCGACGAGATGGTCCTCGAGGGATTCCCTCGCATGCCGGTCGACGACTTCATCCTCACCTACTTCACCGAGGCGCAAGGCATCGACGTCTGGGACGAAGTGACCCGGATCCAGTGGCGATATCTCGACAGCCCGGACGGTGCCGCATGACCGACCGCGCCCTCACCGCCGCCGGCCTCGCGCTCGGAGCCGCCGCCGCAGCCGGGCTCTGGCTCGCACACACCCAGCTCATCCCGCGCCGCCGCCACAACATCACCGCCGCCAAGGCGTACGACCAGGCGGCGGTCGTCACCGAAACCCTCACCGACCTCACCGCGAAAAGGACACGCTCATGAGCACCATCACCATCGACCTCAACGAACTCCGCACCCTGCTCAGCCGCGTGATCCCCTTCGCCAATCAGGCCAAGTACGGACTGCCCGTCCTCGAAACCATCCAGCTCACCGGCAAAGGCGACTACCTCGTCGCCACCGCCACCGACCGCTACATCGTCGGCATCGCCCGCACCAAGGTCGAGAACGCCGCCGACTTCGAGGCGCTCGTCAAGATCCAGGACGTCAAGCACATCCTGTCCACCTTCAAGAGCCGCAAGGACATCAACACCAAGATCACCCTGACCACCAGCGGAGAAGCCGGAAACGCCAGCCTCACCGTCGCACTCGCCGACGGACTGTTCGCCGACGCCGACGACCTCACCGCCCGGTACGGCCTGTCCGACGGCCAGTACCCCGACGTCAGCAAGGTCTTCAGCGAGTGGACCGCCCCGACCGAGTTCAGCGGCACCGGCTACAACCCCAGCTACCTCGCCAAGTTCGCCCACGTCACCAGCCGCAACGAGCCGATCAAGGTCTCCGGCGGCGGACTCCGGCCCACCATCATCCAGGCGGGCGACTACTTCCTCGGCGCGATCATGCCCGTCCGCCTCGATGGCGCAGCGTTCCCCGAGCTGGGCGAGTGGGTCAAGGCGATCAGCAAGCCCGCCACTGCGAAGGCGACCCCGGCGAAGAAGCCAGCCGCCAAGAAGCCAGCACCTGCCCGCAAGCGCGCCGCCGCGAAGGTCGCCTGAGACATGACCATCGTCGTCGGCATCGACCCGAGCCTCACCGCCACCGGCCTCGCCTGGGGTGACGGCGTCACCACCACCATCAAGTACCCCAAGGATGTCACCGGCGACCAGCGTCTCGTCGTCATCTCCGAAGCCATCGAGAACCTGACCAACCTGCCGAGGTGCGGGCAGACGGTCGAACTCGCCGTCATCGAAGACCTGCCCACCCACGCGCACGGCGCAGGGATCACCGGCATGGTCCAAGGCGTCATCCGGCTGCAACTCCGCCTCGACGGAATCCGGTACGTCACAGTCCCCGCCGCGACCCTCAAGAAGTTCGCCACCGGCAAGGGGAACGCCACCAAGCCAGACATGCGGATGGAACTCTTCCAGCGGACGGGGGTGGATCTCCGCGACGACAACCAGGTGGACGCCGCGTGGCTCAGGTTCCTCGGACTCGCCCTCATCGGCCAGCCCGAGATCCAGCTCCCCAAGACGCACACCGTTGCCCTCGACAAGCTCAGCCTGCCCGAGGGGATCGCCGCATGACCCGCCTCGCCGTACTCATCGCCACCGCGCTCCTCGCCACAGGCTGCACCGCCACCCAAGCCACCACCGACACCGGCATCACCGACCTGCTCGCTGAGGTCCGCATCATCCCTGCGCGCCCCAACCCCGCCGGCTACGACCGCGACTGCGGCAAGCAGCACGCCTGCAGCTTCGGGGCCGCCTGGACCGACAAGCATGCAGGCAAGGGTGGGCGCAACGGTTGCGATAGCCGCAACGACGTGCTCGGCAAGCAGATGACTGGGGTCAGCTACAAGGTGCGCACCGACAACTGCGTCGTCCTCACCGGGTCGCTGCAGGATCCCTACACCGGGCGGACGATCGCGTTCCGGAAGACCAACCCGCTCGCCGTCCAGATCGACCACGTGCTTCCGCTCTCGCTCGCCTGGGACATGGGCGCCAACGAGTGGACCCAGCAGAAGCGCGTCGACTTCGCCAACGATCAGGAACGCAACCTGCTCGCCGTTGACGGGGCCGCCAACCAGGCCAAAGGCGACAGCGGGCCGGGGGAATGGCTGCCCGTCAACGAGAGCTACCGGTGCGCCTACGTGGCCGCGTTCCTCGACGTTGCCCGGCACTGGGAGCTGCCCATCACGCGGGACGACGCCGACTCCATCAAGCACACGGCCGCCGGCTGCAAGAAAGGTGACTGACCCATGCCACGCAACGAGATGAACCCGAAGCATTGGGCCGCGTTCCTCGCCATCCTTGACACCGTCGAGGCTGGCCGCGAGGCCTCCAGCAACCACCTCCGCGACCTTTTGGCCGCGGCCGACATCCCCGAGCGTTCCCGCGGCGGCCTGTTCTCCCAGGCCGCGAACCAGGGGTACCTGACGCCGCTCCGGTATGAGGCGTCGCTCGGTGACAGCGCCAAGCGCTCGGTCGTCCGAATTTATCGCAGGACCCGGCAGCAGATCGGGGTGGCCGCGTGAGCACGGGCATCGAATGGACCGACGAGACGTGGAACCCGACCACCGGCTACACCAAGGTGTCGCCCGGCTGTGACAACTGCTACGCCGAGGTGATGTACGAGCGGTTCAACGGGAAGGGCTCGTTCGCGACCGTCAAGATGCACTCGCAGCGGCTCGCGATCCCGTTCCACTGGCGCAAGCCGCGGAAGGTGTTCGTCAACTCGATGAGCGACCTGTTCCACCAGGACGTCACCGACTTCTTCATCGCCGAGGTGTTCGCCGTCATGGCGCTCAACCCTCGCCACACCTTCCAGATCCTGACCAAGCGGCATGCCCGGATGCGGTCGCTGCTATCCAGCCCTTACTTCCGGGTCCTCGTCGACCGGGCTCTACGGGTGCGCGGAAAGGACCCGCTTCCATACGATGAGGCCGCCCGGTTCGCACTCCCCAACGTCTGGCTCGGCGTCTCCGTCGAGGACCAGAAGTGGGCCGACATCCGCATCCCCGCGCTGCTAGACACCCCGGCCGCCGTCCGGTTCCTCAGCTGCGAACCTCTGCTAGGCCCGGTCGATCTCATCCCCGCGCTGAAGCAGTGGGCCAGCGGCCTCGATATCCGAATCAACCGTCACCTGCACTGGGTGATCGTCGGCGGCGAGTCGGGCCACGGAGCTCGACCGATGCACCCGGACTGGGCTCGGGCTCTGCGGGATCAGTGCGCCGCCGCCGAGGTGCCCTATCTGTTCAAGCAGTGGGGCGAGTGGCAGGACGGCAGCGCTGACCGTCGCACGCAACGCGGCGTCGACCACATCGTGCACCGCAACGGGGAGCACGTTCTCGCATCGCAATACCAGGACAGCGAGATCGTCACTGGCCGGGCCGAGCGACGCATGGGCGCCTGCTTCATGAGTCGTGTCGGCAAGAAGTCCGCCGGGCGCGAGCTCGACGGGCGCACCCACGACGGCTACCCGGTAGAGGAGATCTCCGCATGACTGCCATCAACGCCGGCGGAGGCGACTGGCTCGACCTCCCCACGACCCCGATCCCGCACCGTAGCGCCCGGAAACCCGAAGGCCTCCCGTGGGACCGCATCAACGAGGCCTACGTCGCCTCCGGCGGCCAGGTGGACGCCGGAGTGTGGCCCAAGCACGGCGGCAAGGTCCAGGTAGTCGGGAACCGCGCCCTGCGCCACGGCATCCACACGTTCGTCGAAGGCGAGGGCGACCGGGACAACACGCTGGCGCAGGGGACGCCCAAGAGGCCGCTCGGCCGCCCGCTGCTGTCCGAAGCCGATCAGCGGAAGGTCGCCCTCAGGTACCGCAAGGGCGAATCCAAGCGCGGCCTCGCCGACTCGCTCGGCGTCTCCCTGTCTGCGATCCAGACCGCACTCAGGCACGCCGGAGAACCGATCAGGACCCGCGCCGAAGCGCAGCGGGTACGTGCGGGGAGGGAGTCGTGAACCGGCGCCCGGGACGGCCGAGCATCGCCGCCACAGACCCGACCATCGGCGAGCGGGCCGCCGCCCTGTACCTGCAACTCGGCAACATGGACAAGGTCGCTGTCCAGATCGGCTGCAGCGCGAGCACGGTCAGCCGACTGATCCGGGCGCGCGACATCCAGCCGAACTCCGTCGGGTACGCCGACCGGAACACCGCAGTCGACCGGGTGGCGTGCGCCTCCTGCGGCATCGAACGCGTCGTCAACATGTCCCGCGGCTACAGCCCCTACTGCCGCGCCTGCAAGGTGATCCTCGCCGCCGGGCGGGTGTGGGCCAAGTGCGGTACGGCGGAGGGTGCCGCGCGTCACCGCGAGTTCGGGCATCCGCTCTGCATCCCTTGCCGCAACGCCCCGGAGCACACCGGCGCCCAGCAGACCGGCACCTACGAGCCGGAGCCACTGCCGGTCGAAGAGTGGACCGGGCCGCCGCCCGTCATCGAATGGCGCAAGGGGCCGGCCGGGATCCGCCGAGGCATCGTCCTCTTCGACCCGCCGCTCGACGACGAAGCTCCCGCTACCGAGACCCGTCAGGAGATCGCAGCATGAACCGCGCCCAACTCGTCGAACTGCTCGCCGTGGAACGCCACCTCCCGCTGCCGCCCGTACCGAAGGCCGGGGAGATCTACGAAGACCCGAAGATGCAGTACGCCCGCCGAGTCGAACTCATGACCGCCGTCGAGTCCTTCGAAGTCGACCAGCGCAACAAGAAGCGCCGCGCGGCCACGCCGAAGCTCGTCAAGAAGGGCCTCATCTACGTCGCGGAGGCCGCCGCATGAGCGACCACGCGACCATCGGCGGCTGGCGCTACGACCAGCTGCGCCTCGTCTACATGGGCGTCCAGCCACTCGAGCAGACCCTGCACGTCGTCGGCGTCCGCACCAGCGGAGGGCTCCGCGACCGGGCCATGCAAGACCTCACCGACGCGACCGAAGCCCACAAGGCAGGCGACGAGTACACCGCCGAATCGTTGACCGCCGCGCTCGCAGTCGAGATCACCCGCCAGCGCCAGACGAAAGGGAGGGCCGCCGCGTGATGACTGTCGGCGAGATGCGAGGCCTGGCCACGTTCCTCCGGTCCATCCGTGAGGAATGGCAGACGCCGCCGATCCTGGCCGCGCTCGAGAAGCTGTCCGCCGAGAAGTACTCGACCCAGGACATCACCGAGGCGTGCACCGCGATCGCCCTCGACCACACCATGCAGCTCCCCGTGATGCTGTCCATGAAAGGCGCGGAGGTGATCCGCCGCAAGCACGAGAGCAAAGGCAAGGCGCGCTCGGCCACCGCGAAGCTGCCCGACCAGTACAAGTGCGACTGGTGCGGCAAGGTCCAGTCCGCCTGCCAGACCGCCGCGGGCAACCAGAACGGCGCCGATCACGCCTTCGTCTCCGCCGCCGAACGCAACGAAGACCGCGACCAGATGCACGCCGACGGACGCATCGAGGCGGCCAAGGCGAACGCCCGCGCCGAAGCCCTCGAACGCGCCACCAGCGGCCTGTTCGAGCTGCCGCGCGACGTCAAGAACGTCCACATCCCGACCGACCCAGAGAAGGAATCCGCATGAGCACTCAGCCAGTCCTGGTGAAGTGGACGGAGCGGCAGATGCTCGACCTACTCGGCATCAGGTACGGCAGGCAGTTCGGCAACGGTGACCGGTTCGCCGCCGCTGAGCACGTCCGGTCCGGAGCCGGGTTCGACTCGAAGCGCACTGCCGACTTCATCGCTATGGACCTCTGGCCAAGCAACGGTCTTGCCCTCCATGGCCACGAGGTCAAGGTGTCGCGCTCCGACTGGCTCACCGAACTCAAGGACCCCGACAAAGCCGAGGCGTTCCGCCCGTTCATGGACTACTGGTGGCTCGTCGTCTGTGACGCCGCGATCGTGCGTGAGGGGGAGCTGCCTGAGGGCTGGGGGCTCATGGCTCCGGTCTCGGGTGGCGGCTCCCTTCGCACGATCAGACCGGCGAAGCGACTCCATCCTGAGTCGATGCCGAAGTCGATGATGGCCGCGATGCTGCGGGCCGCCGTGAAGACGGCGCGGCGGTCCGCATGACCATCAACCGCACCACCGGCACCTGCATCGTCGTCCACCTCGCCGACTCCGAGGCCCACTTCCCCGACACCCGGCAGGCCGAGGAGTGGATCGGGAAGCTCGACGTGGGCATCCGGGTCCACGCCATCGAAGAGGCGCAGGTCCCGTGCTGGACGGCGTACTGCGACAACCCGGCCTGCCAGCACCCCGAGGGCGACGAGAACGACAACGCGATGCACATCCCCGCCGGCAGCGCAGAGGCAGCCGAGGTGCGGCTGAGTGACCTCCAGCGCCAGCCCGACGGGGTCCTGCTCTGCACGATGTGCCGCGACCGCTGACCACACCCGACCACCCCTGACAACGCACCACCCAAGACGCGGGGAGCGCCTGATGCCCTACCTGAACATGGACGACAACTTCGCCGACCACCCCAAGGTCGACGGACTGTCCGACGGTGCCTTCCGGCTGCACGTCTCCGCCATGTGTTACGCCGCGAAGCACCGGACCGACGGGGCGATCCCGCCCGAGCGCATCCCGCGACTCATGCCGCGCTTCAAGCAGGCCTACGTCGCCGAGCTGATCAAGGCCGGGCTGTGGGTCCAGCACGACGACGGGCAGCGGATCCACGACTACCTCGACTGGAACAAGTCCCGCGCCTGGTGGGAGAAGGAGAAGAAGGATGGCATGGAGCGGCAGAGGAAGTCCCGGGCGAACCGCGAGCAGGCGCGGCTGGAAGCCGACCGGATCGCGGCCGAGGAGCGGGAGCACCAGGCCCGGTACGGCGACCCGGACACCGAGCCGGAGCCCTACGACTAGACCCGTGTCACGCCGTTTGTCACACCGTGACACACCCCGTGACAACCACCGTGACTCACACCGTTAGTCACGGTGTTTGTACACCGTCAGTCACACCGACCAGACCTATAAGGGAAAACCCCCCCTGTGATCGTGGTCTTTTTGTTGGGGAATTGGGGGCCCGGAACGAATGATCGAAGACTTCAAACTCCAGGAACGCTACGCACGCGAGGAGCAGAAAATGGGCAACGAAAACCGACCGAAGACCATGACCCAGCCGAGGTCCGAAATTGCGGACGCGCTGACCGATGCGGTTGCCAGAGTCACCGGGCTCCAGCCCGACCAGATCATCACCATCTCGGCTGGGACCGAGCAGATCCTCATCGGCTACACCGGGGCCGGTCCTGGTCTTCTCGGTGGCGTCGGTCGCCTTGCCCTGCAGACCTACGACACTCGGACCGGAAAGCTGGTCAGCGACAAGCGAGTCGACGACCCCGAGGCGCTCGCTCGGTCGAGGGCTGCAGTCGAGTCCAATCGCCGCTCGCTGTTCGCGCAGGACCACGCATGACCGACACCCAGCCCGCCGGCGAGCATCACACCGGGAGCCTCGACCTCACAGGGGAGGGGAACGCGCCTGAGCACCGCCGTGCCATCCTCGCTGAACGAGTCATCAGAGAGCACGAGCCGAGGCCCTTCGGGTGCGCATGCGGCGCCGGGATCGGCGATGACATCGACCGGCGCTGGCACCTGGTCAATGCCGCCCTGGAAGCCGCCTACCCCGCCATCCGGCAGCAGGTCGCCGAGGAGATCGCTCCGGTGCTCGCCGAGTTCCTGGGCAAGCCAGCAGGCGACATCGCAGCCGAGATCACCCGCAAGCTCGGGCGAGGGGAGTCCCTGTGAGCGACACCGAGCCCATCACGGTCACCGGACCCGACGCAGACCTCGTCCGCGCGCTACTCGCCGACCCTCACCGCAACGACCACATCCTCCAGATCGACGACACCGGCTGGACCCTCCAGCACCCCGTCATCGAACGCGTCACCGGCAACCTCTTCGACTGCCACCTCGGACAGGAGCAGGACCAGCTCAGCCACCTCTGGGACACGCAGGAGCCCGGCCGGTACATCGCATGGCTCACCGAAGGCGAGATCTGGACCGAGCCGCTCAGTGAGCCCAAGTCATGACCACAGACGCCCCCGAGGAGAGCCGTGACGAGCGGTTCTGCGGCGCCCGGAAGCGGCAGGGCGAGGGGACCTGCACGCAGCCATCTGGCTGGGGCACGGACCATGTCGGGATCGGCTCCTGCAAGCTGCACGGCGGCTCGATGCAGAACCACAAGACCGCGGCCATCGCGACTCAGGCTCGCCGTGACGTGACCCTGTTCGGCGCCCGCATCGACATCCACCCGGCTGACGCGCTGCTGGAGTTGGTGCAGTGGACGGCCGGCGAGGTGGATTACTGGCGGCAGCGGGTCCGGGTGCTGGAGGAGCAGGATCTGACGTGGGGTGTGACGCGCGTCAAGGAGGGCGGGGATGACAGGGGGACGACGGAGGAGGCGAAGCCGAACGTCGCGTACGTGATGCTGGTGGATGCGTCGAACCGGCTGGAGAAGTACTCCACGGCGGCGTTGAAGGCTGGCGTGGACGAGCGGCGGGTCCGGTTGGCGGAGCAGCAGGGGATGCTGGTTCAGGGTGTCCTGGTGGCGGTACTGGGTGAGCTGGGGCATGACGTGTCGCCTGGGTCGGCTGCGGCGTCGGTGATCCTGCGGCATCTGGCCCCGTTGCGGGCGGCTGTCGAGCTTGAGCAGGGGGCGACGGCGTGATGATCGAGGACGCGGGACAAGCGCGCACGGCTGCCGCGATCGCCGGTGTGGACTTCGACGCCCAGGACAACTACTGCGAGGCGTGTCGGGCGTACCACGTCGAGGCCAGCCATGAGGACGACGTGCCTGTCGAGTGTGGGGCAATCGGGATCTGGAGCGGCTCCGCAGTCGCGGACTGCAACCGGCCACCGCATGACGCGGATGACCACCGGACATTGACTGGCACCACCTGGAGTGACTCATGAACGAGCGCTGCGAGGACACTGGCCTGCTCGTCGCCCAGTGCGCTGGGGCCTGCTGCCGTCCTGACCTGAAGACGCCACCAGCGGAGAGGGTCCGCACTGGCGCGACGTTCGAGGCGCAGTACCGGTCGAAGTGCGACCTCTGCGGCGGCGACATCCTGCCCGGCCAGCAAGCGGGCTATGACAGCGACGACAACCTCGTCTGCCAGAGGCACCTCGAACCCCTGAACCGGAGGACCACATGAGCATGCCCGGCATGTCCGTCATCGAGAACCCCTGGTTCCCCGATGACCAGATGTTCCTGACCAGCGATCCAGCCCAGACGGGAGGCGCTTGGGCGGCCATCATCGTCGGCACCATGCCGCCTGACCCGATCAAGCAGGCTGGCCGGGATGGTCGCCTCCACGTTCGCCGGGGCCTCGCTGACGTCCTCGAATGGCTGGGTGAGGACGTTGTGAACGAGCCGCTCATGGCGAGGATCCGCAACCTAGCGGCCAGCGGTCAGCGCGGCCTGCCGCCGTGGTTCCGCGCCGACTGGATGCCGAAGGAGTCCGTATGACCGCCGCACACGTCACAGAAGCCGATCTGCGGGCACAGGAGGGCTACACGGCCCAACCCCCGCAGGAGTGCCTGAACGGCTGCGAGACCCGGCAAAGCTCGCCAGCGAGCATGGTCCAGTGCGAACCCGGCCAGTTGCTCTGCCCGAGGTGTGCCTCCCAGCTCGGCAAGTGGCTCCGCGCCATGCCCGACACCTACGCCCTGCTGCCCTCGGTCCTCGCCCACGGCACCGTCCCCGCCGACCCCGGCACGAAGCACACGAAGCGCCCCGACCCGCCCGCGCCCATGCGCCTCGAAGTCACCGACCTCCTCGACACCCGAGACGGGCGCGGCGTCCTCGGCGTCGTCCACTCCCCTGGGCCGAACTCGTCCGACCAGCGCCGCCTCCCGAGGCGCTGCACCTGCGGGCACATGGCGCTCGGCCACCAACCCACCGGGGCCGTCCGCTGCACCGCGAAGAAGTGCGCCTGCCACGGCTACACGCCCCACCCGCCGTCCGTCACCGAGGAATGCCACCTCCTCGCAGCGAACCTGCCCTGGGCGACCGGGCAGGAGTTCGCCGGCGAGCTGTACGAGGAGATCCGGCAGCTGAACCGGACGTTGACGGACACGATCGGCGACTACCGGGCGAGGCCTGTCGGGCGGTGTGCGGCGCTTGTGGACCTGCGGATCGGCGACGGGGCCGACACCGCGACCGTGAAGGCGCCGTGCGGAGGGGCGCTCGTCATGGACCGCGAAGGGCACGGGGTGCAGTGCGTGAAGTGCGGAACCGAGATCAGGGCCGACGAGGGGCTGCGCGCGTTGGGGCTGATCGTTGGGCAGATGTTCGGCGACACTGGTACACAACTGGAGGCAAGCGCATGAGTGGATTCTTTAACCTGATCAAGGCGGTCACGGCACCGATCGAGGCGGTCGTTGACGTGGTGGCCGAGATGACGAAGCTGGCCACCGACCCGATCACGGACGGCCTGAACGTGGTGGCTGACGGGCTCCGTGAGATCACCAAGGATGAGGATGCATCGTGACCACCACCGTGACCATCGGCGTGAACGAGCAACTGTGGGAGACGCTCACCCAGCCAGACTTCGACGCCCTGCTCGACTGGTTCCGCCGCAACGGCATCGACCCTGCCGACATCCCGATCGACCAGCAAGTCCGCATCGCCCGCGGGACGATCGACTACTGGTCGATCGGCGACAAGCGGCCAGGCGGGACGACGGTCCTCGAACTGAGGTCGGAATTCGACGACAGGTTCCTCCAGCATCTCGTGTCCCCGGTGGTCGAGGAGATGGATGAGGGACTCGCCGAACGGGTTCACGCCCTGTGGGTCGCGAGGGTCGAGGGGAACGCTCAGATCGCCGCCAAGGTCGCCGGAGCGCATGCGGCGGCCGAGTACCGGGACAAGGCGGGGCTCTGATGCCGACCTGGTGGAGCATCAGGGGCCCATTCCGACGCTGGTGCGAGCGGTCATACCGCTGGTCCACGATGCGTGGCGGCTGCCGGTTCGAGCCGAACCACGCAGGCGACTGCAAGCCTGGCCGCGTCTACGGGGCGGGGATCTGATGACCCCCACGCTCCACACTGCCTCACCCCATCCCATCCACCACCCGATCGCCACAGGTGCACCCGACGAGCCGCGCAGGCTGTGCCGGACATGCAGGGTGGACTGGCCGTGCGAGGGCGCGCGGCTGGCTGAGGTCAAGGAGGGGGAGCGGTCATGAGTGACACCGATGTGCCACCCCCGACTTGGGGGGCAATCGACACTTCCGCACTTACGAGCAAGATGCCGGTCGTGGCCTACAACCCCATGCACATCGACCGCGTCCCTGGCCCCGTGAAGTCCATCGTGCCCATAGCCGAGTTGATGGATCAGAAGGCCTTAGATGATGCGTTCGCGCCGATGCAGGGTGCGTTGGCCAGGCTAACGAGGAAGCTGATAGACGACGAGGAGCAGGCGGTCATGGCCCTGCGCGCCCGAGCCGAGGAGACGGGCGACCAGCGAGGCGTCGAGGTCGTGCACCGCTCGCACAGCGACGGCGACACCATCCGCTTCAAGATGACTGCGACCCTCAGTGATGAGGTCCCCTTTGGCCTGATCGTCCGGCGCTGGGAGTTCGAACCCTGCGGCCCCTGTAACGCAGCGAGCGCCCAGCCTGCCAGCTAGGCGCTCGCAACAGGTGACATGCAGGGTGTCGAACCGCATCCATCATGACACCAGCAACCGGGGGCACGCTGTGACCGAGTCCTGCAACTGCACCACGAACCTGAACGAGCACCTCCACCGGATGCTCCGCCCCCAGCAGGTAGCGCCGCTCATCGGGCGGCCGTTCAACACGGTCGACTCGTGGCGCAAGAGCGGCAAACTGCCCTCCACGGGGAGTGGGTACGGGCGGGTGAGGGTGTGCATCTGCTGTGCGGCCACGCTGGCAATCACGACCGAGCAGAGGTGGGTCGAGAGGGCAGGCAGGGCGCTCGGCCGCACCATCCGCGCTGACGTTGCGTGACCAAACTGTCCAGTGCTTCGTGACGTTATGTCGCGTGTCGCTTGACAGATGCGGGCCCGACCTGCACTAATCTCCCTCAGGGCGGAGGTCTCTCTGCCACCCGAATGTCGCGCACCTCACCAGGAGCGCGCGGCCCCACGATTCGACCCCGTGGAGCCCCCCGCGAGGCCCCGGCTCCCCACCTGTGAGCCGGGGCCTTCGCATTCCCCCCGACGCCCCGGACCCGACACGCCTAGCGCGGAAGGGGCCGGGAGCAAGCACACCGAGCCCAAGGTGGCCGCCATGAGCGAGCATCGCCCTGATGTGAAGGCAGCGACGCCGCTGGAGACCCAGCACATCACCGCCGAGTGTCGCGAGAACAAGAACCTCTACCCCGCATGGTTCGAGGCGGTCGAGCAGTTGCTGCGGGTCTACTACGCCCAGGTGGAGCGCGATCCTGCCGCCACGATCAGCCTCGCGATCTACCGGACCAGCCCCCCGCCTGAGGCAGAGGTCGAGTGAGCGCCCGGCACATGCTCGGCCGCCGCAGATGGTGGCAGCGACAGCCAAAACCACCCCGGCTCTACCCGCTCGTCGAGACATGGGAGAGCTGCCGCACCCGGAGGTGAACGCATGGCTGTCATCTCCCCGTTTGAATATGCGGCCCGGGCTTTCGAGCCGCCCAAGCTCGACCCGTACATCGAGGACCCCGCCGGCTGGATCGTGAACCGCCTCGGCGAGCACCCCTGGTCCAAGCAGCGCGACATCTGCAACGCCGTCGTCGCGAACCGCCGTACCGCGGTCAAGTCGTGCCACGACTCCGGCAAGTCGTTCATCGCTTCCCGGCTCGCTGACTGGTGGATCGACGTCCACCCGCCCGGTGAAGCGTTCGTCGTATCCACCGCCCCGACGTACAAGCAGGTCCACGCGATCCTCTGGGAAGAGATCCGGAAGGCCGCCAAGTCAGCCGAGAGGCGCGGCAGCAAGCTCCCGGGTCGCGTCCTCCAGTCCGACGAGTGGAAGCTCGACGACGGCACCCTGGTCGGCTTCGGCCGCAAACCTGCCGACACCGACGAGCACGGCTTCCAGGGCATCCACCGCCGCTACGTCCTCGTCATCATCGACGAAGCCTGCGGCGTACCGGACCAGCTGTGGACCGCGGTCGAGACGATCACCACGAACGCTGACTGCCGCATCCTCGCGATCGGCAACCCGGACGACCCGAACACCGAGTTCGGGCGGGTCTGCAAGCCCGGCTCCGGCTGGAACGTCATCGGCATCTCAGCGTTCGACACCCCGAACTTCACCGACGAGGTAGTCCCCGACTCACTGCGGCCGCTGCTCCTGTCGCCCGAGTGGGTCGAGGACAAGCGCATCAGGTGGGGCGACGAGTCACCCCGCTACACCGCGAAGGTGCTGGGCGACTTCCCCGACATCGGCGAGGACACGCTCATCGCCCCGTCGCTGATCGAGGCGGCCCAGCAGCGGACCCTCGCGCCGACCGTGCAGCAGTCCCTCGGCGTGGACGTGGCCCGGTTCGGGACTGACCGCACGATCATCATGCGCGCCCAAGGCCCCGTCATCCGCTGTGTCGGGTCGCACGCCAAGCTCTCCACCACGGAGACCACAGGCCACGTCATCGCAGCTACCCGCGAGATGCTCGGCGGGTACGAGGTCCGCGTGGACGGTGTCGGTGTCGGTGGCGGTGTCGTCGACCAGCTCACCGAGCAGGGTTACACCGTGCTCGACATGCAGGCAGGGGCAGGCGCCGGCGACCGGGAGCACTTCCTGAACGCGCGCGCCGAATGGTTCTGGGGGCTGCGGCAACGGTTCGAGGACGGCGACATCGACATCGACCCGGACGACGACGAACTCGCCGCCCAGCTCGGTGCGTTGCGCTACAAGTTCACGTCGCGCGGCCAGATCCAGATCGAGTCGAAGGATGACATCCGCAAGCGCGGCCTGCCCAGCCCCGACCGGGCGGACGCCGTGATGCTCGCCACCGCCCACGTTCCTGACGTCGGCCAGGTCGTGCAAGGCGAGGAGTTCGACGAACTCGACGCCGCCGGCTACGCCATCAGCCCGTACTAGCACCGGACAGGAGGAGCGCCATGGCCAAGACTGACCCGTGGACCCAGCCTGACCTGTTCGAGGTGGACCGCGAGAAAAGCATGCTCCGAGTGACGCACCTCGAGGAGCAGCTCGGCGCGTCGATGAACGAGCTGGAGATCCTCCGCGAGTCCCTCGCTGACGTCGAGCTCGCCTACGAGGACCGCGGCTGGATGCGGCTGTCGATGCAGGCGCAACTCGACCTGTCGTCGGCTGGCCGTGAGCAGATCCGCAACCTGTGCCGCGTGATGGCCGTGGTCAACCCGCTGTCGAAGCGCGGCCTGTCGCTGCGGAAGGCCTACATCTGGGGCCAGGGTGTCGCGATCACGGTCCGGGACCAGTCCGACGACGGCCAGGACGTCAACAGCGTCGTGCAGGCGTTCATGGACGACCCGGGCAACATCAAGACGTTCGCCGGTTCCCAGGCGCACGAGGAGATGGAGCAGGCGCTCTACACAGACGGCGAGGCCGCTGCCGCACTGTTCACGAACGGGCTGACCGGCAAGGTGTCGCTGCGGTGGATCCCGGTCGAGCAAATCAACGACATCATCACCAACCCCGACGATGCCGCCGAGGACTGGTACTACCGCCGCGACTACAGCGAGCGCGCCCTGATCGACGGCCAGTTGATCGAGCGGCAGCGGACCGTGTACTACCCGGCGCTCGGCTACGAGCCGCTGGGTGGCTCGAAGCCCCGCTACATCAACGGCGCCGAAGTGATGTGGAACGCGCCCGTCCGGATGGTGTCGGTGAACCGGCCCAGCAACACCGGGTCGAACCGGGGCATCCCGGACTCGTTCGCGTCGATCGCGTGGGCCAGGAGCTACAAGGAGTTCCTCGAGAACTGGTCCGTGCTGATGAAGGCACTCAGTCGGTTCGCGTGGCAGACGAAGACCCGCGGCGACCGCACCAAGCAGGTCGCAGCGAAGGTCGGTGCCGCGCCGGTCACGGAGGCTCGCGGCGGTAACCCGAACGGCGTCGGCGCGCACGCCGTGTCCGACCCGAACACGATCCTCGAGGCGATTCCGAAGACGGGCGCCACGATCGACGCAGACTCTGGCAGGCCGCTCGCCGCGATGGTTGCTGCCGCTCTGGACGTACCGGTGACGATGCTGCTCGGCGATCCCGGCGTGACCGGCGCCCGTGCGGTCGCGGACACGCTGGACCAGCCGATGGAGCTGGCGATGAACCTGCGCCGCGAACTGTGGGCCGGGTTCATGCGGGACATCGTCAACCACGTCGTGGACTGGGCCGTCCGCGCACCACAGGGTGCTCTGACCGGCCGGATCACCCGCGACCCGGGCAGCAACCGGGTGCTGGTTCTACTGCCGGACAACGACGACCGAACGGTCGACATCGACTGGCCAGACTTCGACTCGACCCCGATCGACGTGCTCGTGAAGGCGATCGTCGAGGCCGACGGCACGATGAAGCTCCCGCCGCTCGTCACGCTCAGGCTCCTGCTGCAAGCGCTCCGGGTGCGGGACATCGACGAAGTGCTGGACGAGATGACCGATGACGAGGGCAACTTCCTCGATCCGATGGTCACAGCTGGGCAAGTCGCAGCGAAGGCCCACCGTGACGGGCGTGACCCCGCGGCCGCCATCGGTACCGGCGACGACGAGGAAGACGACCCGGCGACCGACGATGACCCGCAAGACTGATGCCGGTCACCCCGAAGGCGCTGCGCCTCGCGCAGCGAGTCCGGCGCGACCTCCTCAGGATCGGCGACACGCACACCCGGGAACTCACCAAGGCCTGGGTGGATGCGTGGGATGACATCGCTGGCGATCTGGAGAAGGCGCTCGTCGAGTTGATCACCACCGGGCAGACGGGCATGTTGTCGCAGGCCACAGTTCTCCGGTCGCAGCGGCTGCAGCAGGCGCTCGATCTGGTCGCGCGGCGCCTCACCCGGCTCACCGACGACGCAGGCCGGCGGGTCGCTGCCGACTTGCCGCAGATCGTGCGGGCAGCGGGGGAGGCGCAGGCCGAGATTATCGGCTCGCAACTCCCGAAGGCCGAACGGGACAAGCTTGTCGGCTGGGATCGGGTCGACGGGCGGCAGGTCGATGCGATCGTGCAGCGGTCGACGGAGCGGATCACGTCGCAGATGTGGCCGCTGTCGGCTGAGGCTGATGCTGCTGTCCGTCGCGAGCTCGTGCGTGGACTGCTGGTGGGGGAGGGGCCGCGCAAGACAGCGGCCGCGATCCTGGCCCGCACTGAAGGTGAGTTCAATGGCGGCCTGGGTCGGGCGCTGACGATCGCGCGGACCGAGACCATCTCGGCGCATCGAGAAGCAGCGAGGCTGTCTCACGACGAGAACGCAGACGTGCTGCGCGGATGGATGTGGCTCAGCGCCACCTCGACCCGCACCTGTTCCGCCTGTCTCGGCATGAACGGCACCGAGCACCCGCTGTCGGAGCCCGGACCACTCGGGCATCAGAACTGCAGATGCTCTCGTGCGCCGGTAGCGAAGACGTGGAAAGACCTGGGCATCGACCTCGACGAGCCCGCCTCGGCCGTAACCGGCTCACAGGAGTGGTTCGACTCGCAGTCTGTCGCAGTCCAGAGGGACATCCTCGGCCCGGCGAAGCTCGCCGCCTACCAGCGCGGCGAGTTCCCCATGTCCAAGTGGGCCGTGAAGCGCAGCAATGACGGGTGGCGGGACTCCTATGTGCCCAGTCCTGTCCCCAAAGCCCTGTAGAATAAGGGGATACAAGACAGTGGGCCCCAGTCGCGCAAACGACTGAGGCCCTTACCGACCACCTGGTAAGAGGTGAACGGCATGACTGATCGTACGTGCTCGATCGACGGATGCGATAGCAAGCGTGTCGCCCGCGGGTGGTGCGACAAGCACTACCGACGCTGGAAGAACAGTGGCGACCCACTAGTCCTCCCGCCCCGGCGACTGCCGCCGCAGAACTCACCCCGCACCATCGGATGCAAGGTCGACGGGTGCGACCGGAAGCACCAGGGTAAGGGCTACTGCGGGCGCCACTACACACGCCACTGGTACGCGGAGAACAAGGAACGGGCGCAGGCCACTCAGGCGGTCTACCGCGCAGAGAATCGGGAAGCAGCCAACGCCCGCACTGCTGCGTACCGCGCCGCGAACTACGAACTGACGCTGGAGAACTCCCGCCGCTGGTACGCAGAGAACGCTGATCGGGTGCTCGAATACAGGCGCCGGTACCGCGCCGCGAATCGAGACAAGATCCGCGCATTGAACGGCAGCCGGCGGGCTCGCCTCCGCGCAGTCGAAGTCAACGACTTCACTGCCGCGCAGTGGACCGAAATGAAGGCGCTGTTCAAGCATCGCTGCGCGTACTGCAACTGCAAGCCGCGCACCTTGACCATGGATCACGTCGTGCCCATCTCCAAGGGCGGGCACCACACCGCCGCAAACATCGTCCCGGCCTGCGGCCCCTGCAACAGCAAGAAGAACAACCGAGCCGCACCTACCCACCAACCACTGCTGATCTAGCAGCAGGAGGCGACATGTCCCCCAGCCCCACCGAGACCCCCCCGCTCAGTGAGGCGGGGAACCCCGTTCGCCAGGACCTCGAAGAGTCAGGCACGCTCCTCGAAGCGCGCGGGCGAAGCAGCGACGGAACGATCCTGCTACAGATCATCACGCCTGGCTGGGGGTCGAGCGGCTACTACAGCGCCGAGGTACTCCAGGAGGCGGCGAAGGCCAAGGTGTGGGGGGCGGGAACCCATTCGTACCTCAACCACCCATCTGCATCCGAAGGCGACGACAGGCCGGAGCGGTCGGTCAAGGATCTCGCTGCAACCCTGGCCGAGGATGCCTACTGGGACGGCAATCGACTCGTCGCTCGCGCCACGCCGGTAGGTCTCGGCAAGACGGTCCTTGCGGACGAGGCATTCCGCAAGGCGGTCGGCGTCTCAGTCCGCGCGTCTGCGGAGATGGAGATCGGAGAAGCCGAAGGCCGCTCCGGTTGGATCATCGAGAAGATCCACCCCGGCACCTTCAACTCGGTCGACATCGTGACGCACGCCGGACGTGGTGGTCTCATCTTGGAGTCCGCTCGGAAGGCGCAGGAGGCCGGTGAGCTCGACTCGGACCGCCGCGACAAGTTCCGCAACGCGGTCCGTGATGCGCACGCCTCTGACGGTGTCGATGTCTGGGTCGAGGACTACGACGACAGCGTCGTCTATTGGGACCGCTGGGGCGGCGACGACCCGGGCACGTTCTCGCAGACTTACAAGGAGACCGATGACGCCGTCGAACTGACTGGCGACCCGGTCCAGGTCCGCGTCAAGCGCACCTACGTCCCGGTCGATGAAGCCGCGCGCACCGTCGAACTGACCCGCGAGGCCGCGCTCTTACAGGTCCGCGAGGCCCGCAATGTCGGCCAGTGGATCGAGTCCCGGCTGCACCTCTGCCTGACGCAGCTCGCCGACGACATGTACGGCAACGGGAAGCTCACCCGCGATGAGCGGATCTCACTCTCGTCCGCTGTCGGCGACGCCCTCGACGCGTTCACCACGAACCTCCAGTCCTCCGCGCCGCAGCTATTCGAGCGCGACCTGTGGGCCGACCCTGACGCCCGCGTCATGGCAGCCGAGGAAGCCACCACCCCCAAGAACGTCCCGGTCAACCCGGCCGGGTCCACCACCACGGAGTCCGAGGAGGACACCATGCCCCAAATCGAGGAAGCGCAGCTGCGCACCTTCGAAGAGGCCGTCGGCCGGGTACCGGTGCTCGAAGCCGAGCTCGCCGCCGAGAAGTCGGGCCGCGAGAAGGCCGAGCACGACCTGGCCGTCGAGCAGGCCCGCGAGTACGCCCGCGAGTTCGGTTCGAAGCGGGTCCGCGAGGCCAACAGCGAACTCGGCCACCCGGTCGTCGAGAAGATCGTCGCCGAGGCCATGCGGGAGATCCCGCTGAACGAGTCCGACAACCGGCTCGACACCGACACCTTCTCCAAGCAGGTCGACGAGGCCCGCAAGGAGCAGGAGCTGTACCTGGCCACCGTCATCGAGAACAGCGCCGGCACCGTCCGCGGCCTGGGCCCGATCGGCGAGAAGAAGGAAGCCACCCGCACGGACTCGCAGCGGGCGATCGACGAGGCCTTCGGCCGCAAGCCCCAGACCCAGGAGGCCTGACCCATGGCGAAGAACATGGTTTTCGCGGACGGCACGAAGCTCTCGGTCGTCTGCTCCCTGCCAGCCACTCCGAAGTCGGGTGACCCGGTCCTGATCGGCCAGATCCCGGCGGTCGCCGTCACCGACGAGCGCACCGACGGAACCACGTCGGTCGACACCGAAGGCGTGTGGCTGCTCGCTGTCGAGGGCAAGGACGCCGCGAACGCGAACATCGCTGTCGCCGCCGGCGACATCTTGTACTACGACACCGCGAACACCGTGAAGCTCAACAAGGACGGCACCAACGGCGTCCGGTTCGGCTACGCGCTCGCGGCCGTCACGTCCGGCGCGACCGCCACCATCCGCGTCAAGCTCGGCTACTGAAGGCCGGAGAGGAACCACTATGAGCCCCATCCAGACCTTCACCGGCGCGAGCGTCGAGGAGGCCACGGCCGACGACCAGTTGTTCGCCCGGCCGCGCCGCATCAACGAAGCCCAAGTGGTCGCCGCAGCCCGACTGATGGGCAAGGCGTTCCACGGCAACAAGCGCTCCGCGCTGGACCTCCAGGAGGCGCTGACCTCCGACGACTTCCGCGGTGCCGCGTTCGAGGTTCTCGACCGGGAGATGATGGCCCGGTACCAGGACCTGCCGCCCGTGTGGGACCAGTACGCGAAGCGGACCACGGTGCGCGACTTCAAGCCGAAGACGCTCGTCGACCTGATGGGCGGCCGGGCTGCGCTGGACCTGGTGCCGGAGCGGACCGAGTACCCGCACCGGACGGTTTCGAAGGCGCCGTACCGGATCAGCGTCTCCAAGTACGGTGGCGTCTTCCAGATCACCTGGGAGTCGATCATCAACGACGAGCTCGGTGAACTGGAAGACCTGCCGGGCAACCTCGCGATCGCGGCCCGGAACACTGAGACCACCGCAGCGGTCAAACTGTTGACCGACGGCAGTGGCCCGAACAGCGCCATCTTCAACGCGACGGCATGGGGCCGCACCTACGACCCCGACGCTGACACGTTCTCGGGTGGATCGTCGAACCTGATCGCCGGGAACCCGGTGCTCACCGACCTGAGCCTCGAGGCCGCACTGGACGCGATCTCGCAGCGGCTCGACCCCGAGGGACTGCCGATCGCCGTGGCGGCTTACAAGCTCGTGGTGCCGCCGGCGCTCGAGACCACGGCCCGGAAGATCCTCGACGCGATCGAGATCCGGGTCACGAACGGCAGCACCACCACGATCATGAAGAACTCGGTTGCCGGCCGGGTTCAGCTGGTCGTGGACCCCTGGCTGCCGGTGATCGACAAGGGCGCCAACGTGAACACCACCTGGTACCTGCTGCCTGCCCCGACGTCCGCGCGACCGGCGCTGTTCCTGGCGTTCCTGCGTGGACACGAGGCCCCGGACCTGCGCGTCAAGGCCGACGCGGGCAACCGTGTCGGCGGCGGTCCGGTCGCTCCGGAGGAGGGCTCGTTCGAGGCGGACGACATCTCGTACCGGGCGCGCCACGTTGTGGGTGGCGCTGGCACCGACATGATCGCGACCGCGGTCTCCACCGGCGCGGGCGCGTGACCCACTCCTTCAAGCCGGTCACGACCGGGGAGGCGATCCAGGTCGCGATCCTCGACGAGCTCCAGCAGATCAAGAGTCTGCTGGAGCCGTCGCCGGAACCGGCGGAACTGCCGCGGGATGAGCCGGCTGAGGTCCAGGCCGAGAAGCCTGCGGCGATGGCTCCGGCGAAGAAGGCGGCCTCGAAGACCACTCGCAAGACGGTCACGGGCCGCTAGCCCAGTAGCTGGGTGTCGGGGCGTCAACCCGCGGAATCGATGCGACTGCTCTCAGACAACCGCGGGAAGGCGCACCGGGGAGTCCCTGGCCAGGCTAACGGCTGCGCTGCATCGAGCGTCCTCCTTTCTCCCTGCCATGGCGCGTCCTGCGCCCCGACACCACACCCCCCTGCTCGAGGAGTACCGCCATGGCAACCGCCGCATTCACGTTCAACATCGCCAAGGGCAAGGTCGCCCGGTACGCGGACCTGCCTGACGCCTCGGACTCACTGATCCTGGTGTGGCTGAAGTCGACCGGGCTCGAGTCCGACGCGACGCTCAAGGACTACGACAACCTGTCGCTGATCCTGGCTGCCGCGAACGACGAGTGCGACTTCACCGGCTACACCCGCCGCACCCTCGCCTCCGTCGTGGCTGCCGTGAACGACGGCACCGACGTCATGGCGGTCGACGCCGCTGACCCGGCCAGCTACACCAACACCGGCGCGACGCAGATCGCGGGCGCCGCGATCGTCTGCTGGGACAACGCCTCCGGTGGCACCGACGCTGACATCGTCCCGCTGTGCCAGCTGCTGGTCGGCACCCTGACGTTCGACACCGACGTCGCCACCACGGCCGCCTTCAATGCGGCTGGCTTCTTCACCGCGAGCTGACCCATGGCCCAAGGGGCGGGGTATTCCTTCAACTCGGACACCGTCAGCGGGAGCAAGGTCCGGGATCTCTCCGGCTACTTCCTGACCGGGACGATCGTCGGCTCGGCTGCGACAGCGACCGGCAAGTACGGCAACGGCCTGAACTGCACCGGTGGCGCGATGCGCGTCGGCCCGATCGGCGAGTTCGACTACCCGGTGAATACCGACGGCGGCCTGACCGTGGCCGCGTGGGTGAAGCTGAACACCACCACCTCGGCAGCGCGGTGCATCGCCTCCGCCTCGGCAGCGTCAGCGTTGAAGTGGGCGCTGTACGCCAGCAACGCCTCCGGGAACGTCGAAGCGGTGATCGCCGGGGTGACGTTCTCGACGTCGACCAGCATCCGTGACAGCGCCTTCCACCACGTGATGGTCGTTCTGGACGCAACTGTCGCAACGGACACCGTCAAGATCTACGTCGACGGCACCCAAGTGCTCTCGACCACCACCGCAACAGCCCTGACCTACAACGGCGCCGTCACCATGGACGCCGGACGGAACGCGTTAAGTGGCGCGCAGCCGCTGGACGGGATCATCGACGATATCCGCTGGTGGAACGACCCCGTCGAGGCAGCCTCCATCGCGGCGATCGTGGCGGCCGAGCAGACTGACTTCCAGCTGGCGATCTACCCGTTCGATGACGACACAACGGACGACTTCAGCATCTACAACCGGGACCTGACCAAGACCGCCGCTGGCAGCTACACGGCAGGGCTCTACGGCCGGGCCCTGTCGACCAGCGCCGCTGGCCCCGGGGCCAGTGCGGCGATCAACCTGCCCGACTGTGACCGGCTCGCGATCACCGGCTGGCTCCGGCTCGACACGGCGCCCGTAGGCAGTGCGGCGCCGATCCTGGCGATCGACTCCTCAGGCGGGTCCTCGCGGCTCCGGGTCGTGGTGAACACCGACAGGTCCGTCACGATCACCTGGGTGACTGTCTACGGCACCTACTCGGTCACGAGCGCGTCGGTGCTGACAGTCGGCGCCTGGAGCCGCTTCCAGGTCGCGATGAACCCGACCTACGTCAATATCCGGCTCGACTCGTCGACGCAGCAGACCACGAACACGTCGAACGCGACGCCGGTCCTGTCTCCAACGGTCACGGACCTCGATGTGCTGTACGTCGGCGGCGACGCGTCCGTGGGCGGCCAGGTCACCTTCGACTACCTGACGTTCACGAAGAACTTCGTGAACTCGCCGACCGATCTCTACTGGGCTGGTGCTCCGGTCGCACAGACAGCACTGAAGCCCGCGAACGTTGCCCGGGGCGTCTACGAGTTCAACGAGAACACCGGCACCGCGGCTGCGGACCGCTCCCCTGCGGGGAACAACCTGACGCTCACTGCCGCCGGCTCCTGGGTCACTGGTGTGCAGGGGTCCGCTCTCGGCTCCAACGGGGCAGCGGGCGCTGGTGCTCGTAGGGCATCCGGGGTGAACTGGTCGGCGGCCCCCAAGGGGTGGGCGTTCTCCGGGTGGGTCAAGTGCCGCACCAGCACCTCAGGCGCACGCTTCCTGACGATGCGGGCTGGCGGCACCGAGGTGGCTCACGCTGGCCGCCTGAGTGGCCTGTTCTGGGTGCGTCTCTACGGGGCCGGAGGCACGACGGGAATCATCAACCCGTCCGTGGCGCCGATCACCGCCGAGACCTGGACGCACGTCGCGGCTTCCTGCAACGGCAACAGCATCCAGTTCTTCCTCAACGGTGTCTGGGTAGCGTCGGCGGCGTACACCATGGGGGCGTTACTGGTCCCGACCGAACTGAACGTCGGTGGAGACCCCGGCGGTGATGCCGCGGTTGCCGATGTCGACAGCCTCACCTTGTTCGACACGCCCTTCAGTGCGAGCAACGTCGCGTGGCTGTACGCGAACCCGGGCCAGTTCGTGGTCGCGCCGGTCGGCGTCGACCTGGCGCTGGCGACGGAGACCGATGCCGCGTTGGCGCTGGTGCGCTCCAAGGCTGCGACGCTCAACCGGCCTACCGAGACGGACGCCGCGCTCGGGATCACCGCCAGCAAGGCCCGCACCCTCAGTGCCGCGAGTGAGACCGACGCAGCGCTGGCCGCTGTCGCCAGCAAGCAGGTCACGCTCGGCGTAGCGACGGAGACCGACGCGGCGGCAGCCCTGTCGGCGACCTACGCCCGGACCGTCACCATCGGCCAGGCGTCGGAGGCCGACACTGCCCATGCGGTTGTCGCGACCAAGACCGTCGTGCTGGGTGTCGCCTCCGAGGCGGATGCGGTGTTCGCGTTGCTCCGGGTCAAGCAGGTCACGCTCGGCAGCGCCGCCGAAACCGATGCGGCGCACGAGATCACGACCGGCGCCGGCCCCGGCGCCATCTTCGGAGTGGCCACCGAGACCGACACGGCGCGGCCGTTGGCTGCCAGCAAGGCGACCACCCTCGGGCAGGCGAGCGAGACCGATCTCGCCCGGCCGCTGGTCCTGTTCAAGACCGTGATCCTCAGCGTCGCAACCGAGACGGACGCTGCCGCCGCGCTGACCGCGGCCAAGGCCCGGACCCTCGGGGTCGCCGCCGAGATCGACGCCGCCTATCAGCTGGTGTTCGGGGCAGTCGTGCCGCCCGTCGAACCCACGCTGACCGCGACCAACTCGCACTCGTCCGACCTGACCGCGTGGAACCAACCATCGAGCCAACTGGAGGTGAGCCATGGCGTATGACGTCGGCGACATCGCCGTCTTCACCCTCGGCGTAGACCCGTTCGATGGGACGACAGACGCGACCGTGACCGTCCGGGCGCCCGACGGCACCGAGACCCCCGCGACCCCGACCCCGTCAGGTGGCGGCGCGTCGTGGACCGTGCAGGTCCCGCTCGACGCGGCAGGCACCTGGTACATCGGGTGGATCGTCACCGGGACCGGCGCGGGCACGCAGTGGGACACGGCCGACGCTGACCCTGCACCGCCTCCGTCCGAGGAGCAGGGGGACGTGCGGCTGTTGATCGCCGACACCGACCCCGCGAACCGGATCTTCTCGACGCAGCAGATCGCCCGCTTCCTCGCCATGAATGGCGACTCCGTGAAACGGGCGGCCGCGCAGGCGTTGGACGCGATCGCGGGCAACGAGGCGATGGTGTCGAAGAAGATCCGCACCCAGGATCTCCAGACCGACGGGCCCGCTGTCGCCGCGGCGCTCCGGGCGCAGGCTACCGAACTGCGCAGGCAAGAGGACCAGGGTGAGGGCGACGCCGAGTCGTCCGGCTTCGAGATCGCCGAGTTCGAGCCTTACGCGTGCCGCTCCGGCTGGCCGTACTGATGCCGTTCCCAGGATCCCGGGTAATTCCGGCTGGCTGGACCGCTCACCACCGGCCCGTTCTCACGACGACATGGACCGCGACGATCACGTTCGAGCGGTTCACGGGCGAGTCCGTGCACGACCCGGACACCGGCTCGACCAGCCGGGAGAAAGTCGTCATCTTCGCCGGCGAGGTGCGCATCCAGCACCACGAGACCACCAGCGCAGGATCCGTTGTCGCCGGGGCCGAGAAGATCACCAGCCACGACTACCAGGTGTCCGGCCCCGTCTCGATGGACCTCGTGCTCGATGACTTCGGCACCGTCGCCGCCTGCGAGGACCCGACCTTCGTCGGCCGCGAACTGACTGTCCGCGACATTCAGCGCGGCTCGCTTCTGTTCCAGCGCGACTACATCTGCAGCGACAATCTGGAGGCCTGATGCACTTCGACGTCTCCGAGTTGCGGAAGCTGGACCGCGACCTGAAAAAGGGCGCGGCGGGAGTGGAGCCGAAGGCGCATCTGGTGGTCAGCAAGACCGCCCATGACATCGCGGCCACCGCGATGATCTTCGCCCCGGTCGACACGGGCCACCTGATGGGCTCGATCGCAGACCCCGACGTTGATGGGCTCACTGCGGAGATCGGTCCCACCGCCGAGTACGGCAAGTACGTCGAGGCGGGGACCCACAACGACGACGGGTCCGTCCGGATGGAGGCCCAGCCGTACATGGGCCCAGCGGTCGACACCCACGAGCCGTCGTTCGGGACAGCCATGGGCAAGGTCGGGGAGAAGATCCTGTGACGACGCTGCCTGCGATCACCCCGGTTGCCGACGCCACTCTCGCTCTACTGCAGGCGATCCCCAACCTCAACGTGTTCGACACCGAACTGCCGTCCGACCCGCCGAAGGACGAGGACGGCCGCGTCCACCCCTACGCCGTGTTCTTCCCCGGTGGCGGGCACGCATTCGGGGACCGCCTCAACAAAGACACCGCGACGGACCTCGAGTGGACCTGCCGAATCCTGATCGTCGGCGGTGACAAGACCCGGGCCCTGTGGGCGCTGGACCGGATCCGCGCGGCGCTCACTAGCGCGCGACCTACAGGCGGCGCGCGGCTGAAGGAAGCACTCGACGACGTCATCTTCCGCACTGAAACGAACGTCGTTCCCTCCCGGACCTCCGGGCTGATCATCTACCGCCTCCACATCTGAGGAGCATCACCATGCCCGAACCAGTCCGCGTCAGGGACGACATCACCAGGCACGAGTACTCGACCTACGCGGTCGATGCCGACGGCAAGAGCTACGAGGGCCTGACGGTCCTCGACGAGCCTGCGGTCGATGCGCTTGGCGCCCTGCTGCCCCCGAAGTACCCGGTCGCCGAGACGACCTCGGCACCGAAGCCGCAGGCCACCCCCGGCCCCAAGGCCACCCCGAAGGAGTCCTGAAATGGTTGTCACCGTCCCCGCAGGCGTGAAGGCCGAGGGCAACCTCAAGGTCTCGTTCGTCCCGGCCGTCGCCGCCCTGCCCGTCATCACCGCAGTCGAGGTCAACGCCGCCGGCTCGCTCGACGTGTCATTCTTCTTCACCGCCGGGAACTTCAAGCCGGGAGGCGAGCAGGCCCGCGGCGACGACCGGCGCGTCGGTTCGAGGCAGACGTTCGAGACCCTCGGCCGCGAGAAGAACACGATCGACGACATCGTCTACATCGCTGACCCGCAGGCCGCCGCGCTGGCCGCCAGCAACAAGGCGATGGAGCTGTTCCAGCCTGACGTGACCGGCTACTTCGTGGTCCGGTACGGGCTGGACGCGCTGACGGTCGACTTCGCGGCGGCGCAGAAGGTCGACGTGTGGCCGATCATCTTCGGCGCGCAGATCAAGACGCAGCTCGCGGCGGATGGAGAGTTCGACAAGATCACGCTCACCCAGGCTGTCGCGGTGACCGGGATCGTGCGCAAGCAGCTCGCGCTGACCTGATCCGCCCCACATGCGAGGGCGGGCGATACCGGGCTCGGGTCGCCCGCCCTCTTTCCTTGCGCCACCCCCGAGCCCACCGAGCCCCAGGAGCGCCACCGTGTCCGAGCCCATCTCCATCCCCGGCGACATCCATGAACGCCTCGATCAGACCACCTTCGAGGCGACGCTCGCCTGGCTGCGCAGCAACGGCGTCAATCCGAACGCCGTACCCGCCGACCGTCCGTTCGTCATCACTGGCGATGTCGCGGACTACTGGGTAGTCGTACCGGGCCCTGATGAGAACCCCGACGCTGAGTCCCCGATCGGGATGAGTCGCCGCTCCTACGTCCTTCAGGACGGCGAGGAGTGGTCCTCTGACGACGAGTACGCCAAGGCGGTCCGACCCGCCCGGACCCTCATCACGGTGCCGATGCCGGACGAGTTGCGCGCCGCGATCGCCTGACCTGCCCCACCCCGAGCCCCGTTCTACCCGAGCCCAGGAGTACCCCCATGCCCGATCACAGTGCACTGCAGGCTTTGCTGCAGGACCGCAAGACCTCCACCAAGGGCCGCGCGTTCCGCCCCATGGCGATCTGTCTCGACACCGAACTGTCGATGGACCTCGAAGACGCCGCAGCCGAACTCGCCGTCGCCAAAGAGACCGCAGCAGCCACCACCGAGACGCGAGCCGGCGGCAAGGTCAGCACCGACCCCGAGATGGACAAGCGCGTCAAGGCAGCCGAGAAGGCAGTCGCTGACGCCGAGGCGCTGGTCGACGCCGCTTCGGTGATCATCACCTTCGCCGCGATGAAGGCAGACGAGTACGACGAGCTGCTGACGGAGCACCCGCCGCGCGAAGGCAACGAGATGGACGCGCTGAGTGACTACAACCGCGACACCTTCCCCGACGCACTGATGGCCAAGTCGGCGTCAGGGAGGGTCAAGGATGCCGACGGCAACATCGTCGACATGAATGTCAGTGACGTCATCGCCACCATGTCAAGTGGGGAGCGGAACGTCGCCTGCAAGGTCTCGTTCGAGGTGAACAACCGCAGCTCGTCTTTCTCCGACGCCAAATCGCAGAATCGCCAGCGAAGCGGCAGCAGCTCGAAGCGGCGATAACCCACGGCGTACCCCTCTCCCGCTACCTGGGCCGAGTCCCCGCCGAACGGCACGACCACTTCGATGCCGATGGGGAACTGACCGGCTGGACGATCGTCACCCGCGAACCCGAGTTCACTGACCGGGACCGGGATCACGTGACCGCTCTGGCGCAGGTGAAAGCGAACGAGTGCCCCGGTTGCGGCGGCCCGCTGGACCAGACGACCGACACCGAGCACGTGTCATGGCACGTCACCTTCGACGAATGCAACCGCTGCGAAACCCTCGCGTACACCCAGGCGATGAAGAACGACGGCCTGTCGAAGGCCGAGGCAGAGAAGCGGGCAGCGCCCGCGGGCAAGTTGTGGCGCGCCACCGCAGTACTAAACCCCTGAGCCCGGAAGGCGGTGACCCATGACCGATCGCACCGTCAAGGTCAGGCTCGAAGCCGACATCTCCGACTTCGTCACCGACATCGGGGTGAAGGCCCCGGCTGCCGTCAAGCGGCTCGAGGTCGCGGCGTCGAAGGCGAACTACCGCCTGAAGCAGACCACCGCAGATGTCGGCAGCAATGTCGAGATGATCGGTTCGAAGGCTGCCTCGGCCAGCGCCAAGATCACGAAGTTCGGGGCCGTCGCGCAAGCGGCCAACAGCAAGGTTGGCACGTCGGCATCGAAGGCCAGCAGGAGCATCGACGAGGTTGCCACCTCGACCAGCAAGGCCGACAAGTCCACTGCGGACATGTCCAAGACGGCGAAGATCGCAGCGAAGGACATCGACGCTCACGCGAACGCTGTCGGTCGGCTGAGGACTGCCCAACTGCGACTGGCCGAGGTCCAGGCCAGCTCCAAGCCGTCGGCTTCCGGGCTCGCCGGCGCGGAGGAGTCTGTCGCGTCGGCGCAGCGCGCCGTGAACAAGTTCGAGAAGGTGGGCAACGATTCCGGCAAGTCGTTCGGTGCCGGGTTCAAGAAGTGGCTCACCGGATCCGGCGAGGCTATCTTCCAGGAGTCCGGCAGGAGCGGCGGCCGCGGGATCCTGGGTGCGCTGATGGGTGCGCTGAAGACCCCGGTCCTCGGCCCGATCCTGCTCACCACTCTCCTCAGTGCTGTCGCTGTGGCGGCCCCGGCTGCGGGCGCTGTCGCTGGCGGCGCGCTGGTCGCCGGTATCGGCGCGGGGCTCGCTGGGCTGGGGATCATGTTCGCGGCGCAGAGTCGGCGCGTCAGCCACGTGTGGTCCAAGACGATGACCAATCTCGGCGGCGACATGCTGCTCCTCAGCGCACCGTTCGAGGGCACGCTGAACAACATCGCCGGGTACTTCGAGCGGACCGTCAACCGGTTCAGCCCGGCATTGTCGGCGGCGTTCATGAGCATGGCTGGCCCGATCGACACGTTCGTGAACCAGGCGATGCAGGCGCTGGAGAAGCTGATCCCCGCGATCGGCCCGATCACTGACGCGTTCAACGCCGTCCTCGCCGGGATGGGCCCGGCGTTGCAGACCGCGATCGGCTCGATCTCCGAGGCGCTGATCACCCTGTCGCAGTCCATCTCGGCGAACCCGACCGCGATGGCGGACCTGATCACCGGGCTTGGCTCGATCACCGCGACGACGCTCGGTCTCATCACCACGCTGAGCAACGTCAACTCGTCCTTCTCTGACCTGACCGGCGGCGTGTCGCTCGTCACGGTCGCGTTGAAGGGCATCGAGTCGATCATCTACACCCTCGAGGCACCGTTCACGTTCCTCAGTGCCGCGCTCGCTGGCGTCAACGCACTCTTCGGGATCACCGGTAAGGATTCCGACACCGCAGGCAAGTCGATGAGTGACGCGGCGAACAAGACCGTCGAGTTGGCGCAGGCCAACGGCGGACTGGCCGCGGCCGCCCAGCATGCAGCGCCGCCGCTGCAGATGGTCACCGACGCCCTGTCGCGGCAGAAGAACCAGTTCTCCGCGGCGATCGAAGCGATGGGGCAGTGGACCACCGCTGCCCTCGGCAATGCCAACGCGGCGATCGCCTACCAGGCTGCCATTGACAACGTGTCCGCGTCGATCAAGGACAACGGGCGCACCCACGACATCAACACCGAGAAGGGCCGCAACAACAAGACGGCGCTACTGCAGGTCGCCGAGGCCGCCAACAAGCAGACCATCGCAATGGATGACGCCGGGAAGTCGAACGTCTCCGTTGCGGTAACCGCCGAGAAGTCGCGGGCCCAGTTCATCAAGCTCGCAACGCAGATGGGTTACACGGTCCCGGAAGCCAAGGCTATGGCCGCGGCGATGATCAACATCCCGAACGTGTCGCGTGAGGCGAAGCTGACCGCGAACAAGAAGGATCTCGAAACCAAGCTCGCCGCGGCCAAGAGGGAACTCGCTGACCCGAACCTGACCAAGTCGCGGCGCGCCAAGCTCGAGGCCGACATCAAGAAGCTCGAGGCCGGTATCGCCGCCGCCAAGGCTGCACTGGCGAGCGTGCCGACCTCCAAGACGGTCACGATCACCTCCCGGTTCATCACCGAGCGGATCACCCGGAACCAGACCACCGACCAGGGCGGGCACGCCGTCACCCCGAACGCCAACGGTGGCTACTACCCGCACGGCATCCCCTCCTACGCGGACGGGAAGCTCCCCAAGCAGGCGATGGTCCAGCCTGGCAAGGGCGGCGGCCTCGTCCAGTGGGCCGAGAAGGAGACCGGGGGAGAGGCGTTCATCCCGCTCGCACCCAGCAAGCGGGATCGGTCGGAGAAGATCCTCGGCCAGGTCGCGGGGTCGTTCGGCCTCGGCCTGGTGAAGTCGTTCGCCGACGGCGGGCTGAACCTACCCGGTGGCCGGCTCACCGACATCGCGCTCATCCTGAAGCAGCTCCTGATCCCGTTCAACCCGTCTGCCGGGGTGAACTACGGGTCAACGCTCGCCGCTCAGAAGAAGGCACAGGCCGCGGTCGCGCCCGCGAAGAACGCCGCCAACATCGCATCCCGGGCAGAGACCGCGCAGAAGGCCGCGAACGACAAGATCGCGCGGGAGATCACCCTCCAGCAGCGCTACATAACCCTGCTGCGCGGCCAGGACTCCAAGGCGAAAGACCCGAAGGTCCGCGCCAAGGAGAACGCCGCGCAGGACGCCAAGATCCGGAAAGAGCAGCAGGAACTGATCAAGCTGCAGGACAAGCTGTACGTCGGGAAGAAGAAGCTGACCGCCGCAACGAACGCCTCCAACAAGGCCGACGCGGCATACAACCTGAAGGCCGACGCGGCGAAGAAGGCGACCGAGGCTCACGCCGAGGCGATCCAGAAGCTCATCGAGCAGCAGAAGGCCGCTGTCGAGATGGCCAACCAGATCGCGACCGCTCTCACGTCGAGCGCGAACATCGGTGACCTGTTCGCCAAGTCCCTCACCGGCAAGGGCCTGCTGCAGGATCTGCAGGCCCAAGGTGCCGCGATGAAGGCGTTCGCGGCGCAGGTCGACAAGCTCCGCAAGCTCGGCCTGTCCGAGGAACTCATCTCGCAGATCGTCGGGAAGGGCGCGGACCAGGGCGGGGACCTCGCCACGGCGATCCTGAACGGCGGCGCTGGGCTTGTCGCGGCGTTGAACAAGGCGCAGAAGGCGCTCGACGACCAGGCCAACAAGATCGGCGCCGGGTCCGCGAACGCCCAGTACGGGCAGGCGATCGCAGGGGCACGCGGCAAGGGCGGCCCGACCGCACCCGAGAAGGCGTACCTCGTCGGCGAGAACGGCCCCGAGATCCTCCGCATGGGCCAGCAGGGCGGCTGGGTCCAGCCGAACCAGTACGTCGGCGGCGGCGGTCGCGGTGCAGGCGGCATGACCACCGTCATCCACGAGCACCGCCACTACCAGGAGAACAAGTTCTACGGGGTCTCGATGGCCGAGGCCGACCTCATCGCCCAGCGTGCCAACGCGAAGGCCGAACTGATGGCGAAGGGGTACTGATGCCGTTCCCCGAGGAGACCGAGATCATCCTGCCCGGCGGCATCACCCTCAACGGACCCCGGGACAGTGACGGGGTCCTGATCACCCTGGCGACCCTCGACGGCTGGGGGTCGCCCGGGTCGACAGGCGGCGGGCAGCAGCGGGTCGGCGCGCACGGCGAGTCGCCGGCGCCGAACCCGAAGCTCCTCGCCCGGACGCTGACGATGACGGGCCGGATCGAGGCTCCGACGATCCTGCTCCGTCAGCAGGCCGAGCACCGGTTGCAGGCCGCGCTGGGGCTGGACCTGTTCTCGCTGACCGTGGTCGACGGCATCCCTCTGCGGGTCACGGCGCAACGCTCGGGGAAGGTCGACCGGGCCGACGACATCGACAACAAGGTCACCTGGCAGGCCGAACTGACCTGCCCGGACCCGTTGCGGTACGGCGTCGCGAGGACCCTGCCGCTGGCGCTGCCCTCGGTGACAGGCGGCCTCCGGTTCCCGGTCCGCTTCCCGGTCCGCTTCACCGGCTCCACCGTCACCGGCGACGGGGACGCGTACAACGCGGGCAACGAGACCGCTCCGACCGTGGTGACGCTGACCGGGCCGCTGGTCAACCCGACCGTCCTGAACACCCGCACCGGGCAGTGGGTCACCTACAACGACACCCTGCTCACCGGCGAGTTCGTCGACATCTACCTCGCCGCTCCGCTGCTCGCTCTGCTGCAGGGCACGGCGCTGCGGGCCGGGAAGGTCTCCACCGGCGGCGGCGGCCCGTGGGGCATCGAGCCCGGCAGCAACACCATCGCCTTCCGCGCCGCCTCAGGCACCGGCACCGCGCTCCTCGCGTGGAGCGACTCGTACCAGTAGGGGAGAACCGATGCGCGACATCATCGCGATCACGTACGACGCCGGTTCCGGGGCTCCCGAGCTCACCGCGGCCGAGTGGCGCCAGATCGACGGCGGGCTGTACACCCGCGACTCCACCGGCCTCGTCTACCCGGGCGTCAGGGGCGGCGTCGTCTCCAACGTCAGCTTCGCCGCCACCATCACCCCCGTGACAGCGGTCGTGCAGACCACCGCCGGGCTCGGCGCCTACCGTGGCGTCTTCCCAGCCGGCTCGGCCGAACTGTCCAAGACGATCTCGGCCGCGCACGCCACCCTGCCCCGGGTCGACGCGATCGACATCAAGGTCTATGACCACGAGGCCGACGCGTCCGGGCTGCGCGGCATGGACATCGTCTACACCGCAGGCACCGCCAATGCCTCACCGGTCGCGCCGACCTTCACCGGCGTCGGGATCCGGCTCGGCACCTTCGCCGTCCCCGCATCCGGCGGCGGCAACCCCGTCTGGACCATGGCCAGCACCAACATCGGGTACGCCGGAGCGGGCGGGGTCCTGTCCGTCGCGTCGCGCCCGTCGAACCCGGGCCCCGGGCTGGAGATCTACAACCGGTCCACCGGGGTCCGCGAGATCTACGACCAAGGCTCGTGGCGGAACCTGCTCGGCGCGCCGTGGATCGCGTGGACCACCGACTGGCGCGCACCCGGCGGGTCCGTTGCCCACGGCACCGGCGGCGGCGCGGAGAAGACCGCGCTGTACCGGGACCACGGTGACATGGTCGACTTCAAGATCCGCATCAAGCGTGGCACCTCCGGCACCTCCGTCGGTGACGGCGCCTACACGTGGTCGCTGCCCGCAGGCATGGACGCCTCCACGTTCGACTCCGACTCCGGCACCGGCTACTACTACCGGGCCGCGGCGTCCGCAGCCCGTGTGGCTCTCGTCTGGTCCACGATCAACACGCAGGCCATCGGCGCGTGGCGGGCCCTCGACTCCGCGCGCCTCGGATTCGACACGGTGGTGTGGGCTGCGGGTGACGTGATCATCCTCGACGGCTCCTACCAGAAGACGCAGACCTGATGCTGCCGCCACGGCCGGGCGTCACCTACCGGTACTGGGCGTGCGACCTGCGGACCGGCGTCAAGCTCTGCGAGCTGCCGCTCAAGCCGCAGGGCGCGCTGCCGGAACGGATCAGCGATGTCTCGACAGTCGTGTTTACCTGCGACCAGGCCGCACCCCAGGCGGGCGGGGACTTCATCGGGTTCACCACTCCCGGCAAGACCGTCATCATCTGCGAACGCGAGTACGACGGCGACAACACCAGCGACATCCTGTGGTCAGGGATCATCACCAACCGCGACGCAGGCACCAAGCCCGAGGCGACGCTCAACTGCGCCACCCCCATGGCGTACTACGGCCGCCGCCACGCAGGCACCCACACGTACAGCGAAGAAGTCCCGGGCGACACCGACGAGCTGATCATCGCCGACCTCCTCGCCGACGCCGCACCCGAAGGCATCGGCCTGATCCTCGACGTCGACTGCCCCACTCCCCGCACGATCCGGTACCTCGCGCCCGAGCACAAGCCGGTCCTCGACTGCCTGAAAGACCTCTCCGACATGGAGAACGGCCCCGAGTTCACCGTCATCACCAGGTGGACCGACGCGGACCGGCTGTCGATCGAGTTCGTGTTCTACGCCCGCATCCGCCTCGGCTGGGCCGGTGTCCCGAACGCCCGCTTCGACTTCCCCGGCAGCATCCGGGAGTACACGGTGCACGACGACTACACCGAAGGCCACGGGGGCAACCACATCATCGGCGTCGAAGGTGAAGCCTCGTCCGCCCCTGTCCGGGATGAGGAAGCGTTGGCGCAGGGCTGGCCACGGTGGGAAGACACCGTCGAGAAGACCGGCGAACTCGGCCCCACCGGACTCACCGGCATCGCCCGCACCGCCCTCCAGCGACGCGCGCGCGGCCAGTCCACCGTCGACATGGCCGTCGACCTCACCCTCGGCCCGCAGTACCTCCGCGACTTCAACCTCGGCGACAACATCACGTTCTTCGTCTATGGCCCCAAGAACCCCGGCGACACCCCGCCCTCGTTCAGGCACCCCGCCGGCCACCAGGAAACGATCCGCGTCATCGGCGGGGCGCTCGACCCCGGCGCCGACACGTACACCCCTGTCCTGTGGAACCCGTACGAGGAGGCGAGCTGATGTCGGTACCCCGTGAGTCGTCGCTCGCCGCGTGGCGCAAGGAGATCGAGAAGCAGGTCAAGCGGCTACGGCTCCAGTTGCAGGCGGCGACGTTCCTCACCTCGACCGAACCCACCGAGGCGGTACGGAACTCGACGTGGATCAACCCTGCTGACGGGAACGCGCCGCACTACTTCAACGGCACGTCGTGGGTTCCGATCCGCGACGAGACGATCGCCACCGCGCAGGGGACCGCTGACCAGGCCGCGACCGACGCTGCTGCTGCTGACGCCGCCGCCGCGCAGGCCGCACTGGATGCCGCCGCTGCTGCCGATGCAGCCGCCCTGGCTGAGGTGGTCGCTGCCGCAGCTCAGGCCGCAGCCGAAGCAGCCCAGACCTCGGCCGACGGCAAGAACGTGATCTACCGCCAGGCCACCGAGCCCTCTGTCGGGGCATCGGGTGACACCTGGTTCGACTCCGACGACGACAACAAGATCTACGTCCACGACGGAGCCGACTGGGTCCCATCCGAGCTCGGGACCAGCGCGATCCTCGACCTCGCGATCAGCAACGCGAAGATCGCAGACCTCGCAGTCGACAACGCGAAGATCGGGAACCTCGACGTCGGGAAGCTCACCACCGGCAACCTGACCGCCAACATGACCCTGTCGTCGATCATCAGCACCCGGACCGGCGGGGTCGGCTCGGGCGTCGACCTCGGGCCGTTCGGGCTCGCGACCTACGCCCCGAACGGCATGCCCCGCACGGTACTGCCGACGGACCCGGCGCTCCCTGACCAGTTCAAGGGCATGATCGAGGCGCAGGCCGCGACCTTCACGGGCGGCGTGAGTTTCGCGCCGGGATCGGTGAGCACGGTCGAGCGTGGCGGGGTCTTCACCCTCGCGTCCGGTGTCACGGATCCGCAGCAGGCCCCGTCGGTGGTGATCGACTGGGAGAGCCTCGCACTCCCGGACGCGCAGCACGGCATGGGCCTGGTGTGGAAGGACTCGAAGTGGTGGACCGCCGAGTGGGGCGGCATCGGCGCCGCGTGCCTCGTGTCGTACCACTCGACCACGGGCGCAGAGGTGGACAGGATCCTCCTCACCGGCGGCGACGGGTACATCCCCGGCGGCGGCCTCGCCTGGAACGGCACCAACTGGTACGTGCTCGGCCAGTCGCAGATCGACTTCAACTGGTACCTGCTCCGCTACGACACGAGCGGCATCCTCCAGAACGGGTCGCAGTACACCCCGATCGACGGCACTGCGGACGGCTGGTACTACGCGCAGTACAACATCTCCAAGATGGGGATCGGCTACCGCGCATCGACGGGCGCCATCGTCATCGCGGAGTTCGACACGACCTCGACCCCGCAGTTCCGGATTCAGCACCGAGACCCGACGACCTGCGCGGTCACCTCGACTAACTTCACGGCCAGCGTTTCAGGCTTCACGGGTCCGGTCGGCGGGCTTGCGTTCGGCAGCTTCGACTACGGCTCCGAGCGCATGGCGCTCACGTCGCGGAACAACGGCAACGTCTGGATCTTCAACCCCGCAACGTCCTACTCGTACCAGGGCACCGAGTCATTCCCTGCCGCGTCCGGGATGACCACCGGCCTCGCCTGGGACGGCAGCAACTTCTTCGTGTCGAAGATCTTCCCCGGCGTCTCCACCATCTACAAGCACACCGCCATGACGTGGACCGCCACCGCCGACGGGAACTGGTGGGTGCCGTACACCTGGTACGACTCCAACGCGACCGGCGGTAACCACGAGTCGGCGGCGGGTCCGGCCGCGAACTTCACGATGAAGAAACGCGCCCGCTACACCGTCACCACACCCGCTATCCCGGTCGGTGGGGCGGACGACCCGAACGCGGTCCGGGTCTTCGTCGGCAGGGGAGCCACGCTTCCGGCGCGGACGTCGATGTGGCTGCAGTCAATTCCGTTCGGCGCCGGCTACGGCCCACAGGCGCAGACGTTCACCACGCTGACCACCGCAGGAACGAACCCGCCAGCGGCCACCAACTACCCGGTGTCCGCGACCCCCGCGCTCTTCAAGAACAGCGCGGGGACCCTGGTCGCATCCGGCGACGGGTCGATCCTGGCCACCCGGGTCACGCAGACACTGCCGCAGCCGTATGCATACGCCCGCTTCAATGCCGGGGCGCCTCTCGCCTCAAGCGTCGGAACCTACCTGACCGTCACGAACTGGACGGTCCTCTCCTCCAGCGGCATCACCTACTCGGCAGGCGTCTTCACCGTCTCCATCGCAGGCCGCTACAGGATCTCCGCCACCCTGTCGTACCAGACGAACGGGACGGGAGTGCGGGGCTGTCGGCTGGTCGAGGGCGGCACGCAGAGGCTCGCAAAACTCGTACCGGCCATAGCGGGCGGAGTGCTCGCTACCCCAGTGTCGGCCGACGACACCTACGTCCTCGCAGCCGGTGGCACCCTCGCCGTCGCAGCCTTTCAGAACTCGACCGCCTCGCTCAACGTGCTGGGCGCCTCCGACGGCACCTACACCGTCGTCTCCATCGATTACGTCGGACCCATCTAAGCCACAACAACCTGCTGGGGGCAGCGTTGCCGGGAACCAGACCCGAGCCCGAAGAGATACCCGCCCAACTCGCAGACCACGAAGAACGCATCGCCGCGATCGAAGCCGCCATCCGCGCATTCAACGTGGTCCACCGCGCATCACTACCAACTGGGGACGGGACAAAGTGAGCCTTGACGACTTCACCGCCCGGCTAGCCACAACCAGCATCCCGTGGCACATGGCCCGGCTCCTGTCGTGGATCCTCGCCGTCCACGCACTCGTCACCGGATGGGACTACCTCCACACCCCCGAGTCGGCAGTCGCCGCGAAGTCGCTCAAAATCGTGATCGAGCTCGCCGACCTCCACACCTGGGGCGCCGCGTTCCTCGCCGGCGGCGCAACCCTCATCCTCGGGCTCATCGTCAGGCGCCACGCCGCAGTCTGGCTCGGTCACCTCCTCTGCGCCGCGATGTACTGCATGTTCTCCATCGCCACCGCACAAGCAGTCTGGGAATACTCCCGCACCGACGTCGCCGACCAACAGGGCAGCATCTGGCGCGGCGTCACACAAGCCCTCGTCATCACCGCCCTGCACGCCATCCTCTGCTACGTCAGGGGACCCGTGCCCCGGAAGGGCGACGAACAGTGATCACCTCGCTGATCGCGGCTCTGGAAGTCACGACCTCCACCATCGCCGCCCCCGTCGGTGGAATCGGACTCGTCGCCACCCTCCTCGCCTACGCCGCCAAGCAGTACAAAGAAGGCCGCCAGCAAGACGTCGAGGGCCACAAGAAACGCGCCGACGCAGCCGAGGCCCGCGAGCAAGACACCGAGGGCGAACTACGCCGCGACGTCCAAGACCTCAAACTGCAGGTCGAGGAGCTACGCAAGGAGCTGCGCGAAGCAGCCCAGGCCCGCGACGAAGAGTTCCGTGCAGAGCAGGCCCGGCACGCAGCCGAAGTGCGAGAGATGCGGCAAGGCCACTCGAGCGAGATCAAGAGCCTCGAACGGCTCCTCGACCAAGAACGTCGGCGCACCTACCTGCTGAGGATGTCGCTCGCCGACCACAACATCCCATTGCCGGAGGGCGTTGACCCGTGAACAGGAAGATCCGCAGCGCGCGCCGCTACGGGCTGGGGGCCCTTGCCGTCTTCGTGCTCACCTTCGGCTACCTCTTCGCGCAGGTGTTCAACCTGTCCGGCGACGTCGAAACCAACGGCGCCACCGCCGACCAGGCGCTCACCGCCGCATCGCAGGCGCAACTCCAAGCCCAGGGCGCGGTCGACGCGGCGAAGGAAGCGAACCGGCGGCTCATCGCGGCAGGCAAGGCGCCCGTCCCGGTGCCGACCCTCACCACCCCGCCGCCACCGCAGACCGACGAGTTCACTCCAGACGAAGAACTCGCCGTTCACACGATCGTCGCCTCCGCGATTCGCACCTACCAGCCGACCCTCACCGCGAGCCAGGTCGAGCAGATCGCCCGGGTCGCCGCACCGAAGGTGGTCCGCCCGAAGGATGGGCGCACCCCGACTGCGGCCGAGCTCCAACCCCTGGTCAAGAGTTCCGTCGCGTCGTACTGCACCGAGGACAGGTGCGTCGGGAAGACCGGTGCCGCTGGCAAGGACGCGCCCCCGGTCAGCGACGAGCGGCTGTCCACGATGATCGACCAGGCCCTCACGTCGTACTGCGCGCAACGCAACGACTGCAAAGGCGCCGACGGGGCGGACAGCACCGTGCCCGGCCCCACTGGACCCACCGGACCGCAAGGCGCCACCGGCGACCAGGGGCCCGCTGGCCCGGACTCGTCGGCGGCGAAGTGCGCCGCGATGACCGGCGAACTGCAAGAGCTCACCGTCACCACGACCGACCCGCTGACGCAGGTCAAGATCCTCGTCTGCGTCCTCAAGTAGCCCAACCGAGGGAGCCCACTCATGGCAGCACCCATCATCCAGAAGCCAGCCAAGTACTGGTTCGCCGACGACTACAAGGGCTCGACGATCGACCCTGACATCGGCGTCATCCACACCACCGAGGGCACATCCCTGCCGTGGTACGGCGGAGGGGCGACCGCCCCGACAGCCACCGGGCTTCCCGACTTCACCCAAAAGCGGCTCGTCTGGACGCAGCACTTCCCCGACACCATGTCGGCTCGGGCTCTGCGCAACGAGTCCGGCGGAGTGCAGACCAACACCCAGGACTGCATCCAGATCGAACTGGTCGGGACCTGCGACAAGGCCACCTCGGACAGCTGGAAGAAGGCAGGCCGGGCCCACATCTACTGGCCCGCCGCACCACAGTGGGCGCTCGACGAGGTAGCCGAGTTCGTCGCCTACCAGTACCGGGTCAACAAGATCCGCGTCGAAGGCCCCGAGCAGATCGGGGAGTCGTTCCGCGCCTACCCGGCCTCGTACGGGAAGTCCGCCAGCCAGCGGTTCAGCTTCGACCAGTGGCGCAACTTCAAGGGCTGGTGCGGCCACCAGCACGTTCCCGAGAACAGCCACGGTGACCCCGGCAACATCAACTGGTCCTACATCGAGACGAAGGCCAAGGCGATCCTCTTCGGCCCCGGCAAGCCCACCACCCCACCCGGCACAACCCCGAAGCCCCCCACGGAGGAGCTCACCGTGTCCCAGTACAGCGACCTCAAGGCCCAGCAGAACCGCATCGAAACGACCCTCGCCGCGTTCATCAAGTCCACCGGCGACCGCTGGGCGCAGGGCATCGAGGAGCAGCGCAACTCCGACGACCGCAACGCGATCCGCTCCGAGGCCGACCGCCTCCGCGACGTCGAGCAGGACGAGGCGCTCGCCGACATCAAGGCCCTCGTGCAGGGCCTCGTGGACGACCCCGACTCGCCGGTCACCGCGACCGACGTCCAGACCGCGTAAGCGGAGACCGGAGCAACAGACATGTGGACCAAGGCTTTCTGGAAGGGCGCCGCTGAGCGCGCCGTCTCCACCGCCGCCCAGTCGGCGATCGCGGTCATCGGCGTCGATGCCGTCAGCAACGCGTTCATGCTCGACTACCAGGCCCTCGGCGGCGTCGCCATCGGCGGTGCGCTGCTGTCGCTGCTGAAGTCCCTGGCCGCCGGCTTCGCCAACGGCACGCCGTCGATGGGTGGCGGCGAGAAGCTGGAGGCCTGACATGACGGTCCCCGGCTGGCTCTGGTTCCTCATCGGCCTGCTCGTCGTACTGGCCATCCTTCTCCTGCTCGGCGTCAGGTTCGACCTCGCAGTCGGGTAGCCAGACCCCCGCAAACAGCAGCGTGCCCACCTCCCCCGTCCGGGAGGTGGGCACGTCTTCTGCGTTCCAGCTACGGCCCTAGCCAGCCGAACGCCGCGCCGCCAAGAAGGAGGCCTGCCATTACGGCCACGGCCAGGAGCCCAGCGAGGATCCGCAGGACAGTGTTCACAGGTCTCCTCCTATCCGATCCCGGTCAGCCGATCTGGTCGATCAGGATCTTCGCGGCCGCGGTGAACTGTGCCTTGGCGCCCGGAGTCGCATCGACCGAGCCGAACGCGGAGCGATCCTCGTTGTAGCCGAACCCGTAGACCGTGACCGTCAGCGGGGATGCCCCCGGCCGCACCGACGCGACACTCGAACCAGTCAGCTCGACGAACCCGGCCTTGGAGATCTGCGCGCCCATGATCGTGCCCGCGTCACCGACGCCACCCTCGCTGGTGGTGAACCGCAGCGCCAGCGTCGGCATCGTCTCCGTGGTCGGGGCCAGGTAGTCGGCGTGATCAGCGTTCACCCGGTCGAACACTGCCTGCGTGTTGATCGAGTACAGCCCCACCGGGGGGAGCTCGAACGTGCCCAGCACGGTGGCGTTGGCGACGAACCCGCCGCCGATCTTGTTGATCGCCTTCGCTGGGATGTCGACCGCCCAGCCCTCGCCGACCTTGCTGTTCAGCTTCTCCGCGACGGACGGGGTCAGCTTGTCCTCGGTGATGGCCCACTTGTTGATCGACGTGGTCCAGACCGACAGCGCCGGGGTCTTCATCAGGTCAGCCTCGACCGTGTCGTTGATCTGCGCGTGGTAGACCGAGTTCGCCGGCAGGGCCGCCTGACGCTCGGGCTGCGGAACGGCCGCCTCGCTGGTCGTGATGCCGCCGACGACCGCGAAGCCTGCAGCTGCGACGACGGCCACGGTGCGACCGAGCTTGGTGTTGAACTTCATGCGTTTGGGTTCCTCCCCTGGCCCGCCCTGAGTGAGCGGGATCGTGCGACAGCAGGAATCGAACCTGCTCGCCGCTGTGGTGCTACTTGCCAGACGGCCGGGAAAGCCCTTCCCCGACCTCCCGCTCCCGCTGGGCCAGCACCGCCGCCCGGTCGAACAGGTAGGGGCGACGCTGACCGGTCCCCGTGTGCATCCTCTCAGGCGCAGGGTCGAACCGCCCGGCCTCGACCCACCGGATCACGGTCATCTTCGTGACGCCGTACAGCGCGGCGACCTCGCTGGTGCTCATCATGTCGCTCACGGCTTCACCTCGTGGCCCGTCTTCACCCAGTGCTCGTCCGCCCAGTCGTGGTCGCAGCGACGGCAGATGTGGGCGACTGTCGTACCGTCCGCCAGCCGAACCACCTCGCGCGGCCAGTGCCCTCTGGCCTCGCAGCGAGCGTGCGGCCTGACGGTGACCCAGCAGGACGCAATCTGCCGAGCCCGCTTGTTCGCCAGCGCTCTCTTCAGGTCGCGGGTGCCTGCCCACGCGAGCCAGGCCACCACGAGGAGGAGCGCCGAGAGTACGAATCCGATGATGCTCATGGGAAAGCCCTTCCCTTCTCTCAGGCCAGCCCGAGCCGGCAGTAGGTGGTGCTGCAGAGCTTGTCGTGCCAGCCCTTGCTGAAGTGCTCCTCGTTGCGGATCGCGATCCGGGCCTCGTGGTCGGTGACCTGCTGGGCCAGCTCCTCGGCGGTGGGGATCTCGCTCTCGCCGCGTCCGTCGCAGTCGTCGCACTCGACCCGGACCGGGGTCTCGAACTCGTCGTGCTGGGTGTCGAACCCCCGGCCTTTGCAGGTCTCGCACTTGGCTACCGTCCGCGTCGTCATGTGACTATAGTATCGGGCCGATGTGACTATAGTCAAGCCCCAATCTCAGGCAATCCCGGCAACCGTTTTCCCTACCTCTCCGGCTGCGACACAACCCCCGCGATCTGATACACCCCAGCCGTCGGCCGCTCCAGCTCGCCCGCCTCCAGCAACTCCTTCAGCACGTCGTGCAGCTGCGTCTTCTCCAGCCCGACCGCGATCCCGATCTCCCTCGTCCGCGTCGTCCCCTGCGCCACCGCCACCAGCACCCGCTCACGGGCAGGCTTCTCCGGAGGTGCCACTGCCGACGGGAACTGCACCACCTCGAACGCGCGCGGCTCCGCCGGCTCAGGCTTCCAGTCATCCAGGTCAGGCTCGGGCAGCTCAGGCTGGAAGCCCTCGCTGCTCATCTGCTCAACCCACTGACGGTTCGCCTCCAACTCGGCCGCAGTCTCCTCGCGGCGCATCCCGTACAGGTCACCCGCCGCATTCGCCGACAACGCATCCAGCTTCGGCATCGGGTACTGCTTGAACCAGAGCGCCGGGTCCTCGACGTACTCCGCCCGACCCGGAGCCGTCCGCTCCCCGATCGTGTAGAGGTAGCCAGGGATCTTCGGCAACAACTCCGGATCCACCGTCAAGCCCGGGATGAGGTTCTTCGTCGTGTTCATCCCGGTCTTCATCACGATCAGATTCGCCAGCATGGACGCCCGCAGCGTGTTCTTCCCGAGCGACTCCAGCGAAGCATCCTGCGTCAGCCCGACGATCGAGATCCCGGTCTTCTGCGTCGTCCGCGCCAGATCCTCCAGCCGGTTCGCATACCGCTCAACCGTCCGGTGGAACTCGTCCATGAACACCACGATCCCCGGACGCTCCGGAGACGGATCGAACCGCGTCCACCTCTTGGCACTGTTCTCCTTCTCCCGCGCGGCCGCGATCAACTCCAGCGCCGTCAACATCTTCGCCGTACCCTCACCGCTCACGTACCAGTCGGCGTACTCCTGCAGGTCCGGCGACGACGCCCCGAGCTGCGGGTCGATGAACCACACGACCGCGTTGCCCGACGCCATGTAGCCGGCGGCCAGCAACTCCATCAGCCGCGACTTCCCGATCCCAGTCCCGGCGATGATCAGCCCCGACAGCCAACTGCCGGTCATCGGCTTCGCGCCCGGCGCCCACATCCGCCAGTTCGCGTACCCGTCGCCGTCGCCGTACGGGCCGACCTCGATCAGGTTCCGATGGTCCCCGACGAGCCGAGCGCCGCGGTAGGGGACCGTCTCCTCGATCGGGGAGTGCTCGACGATGGTCAGCTTGACGTGGATCGGGTTGCGGTCCGGGTCCGGTTCGAGGAGGACCCGCTCGACCGGGGTCAGCAGTCCGCCCGCGATGATCTCCAGTTGCGACAGTGCCCACGTGATCGTTTGCTTGCCGGGCTTGAGGTTGATGCGGTGCGTGTCGCAGCCCGACTTCGGCTCATCGTCGTAGGCGGTGAGGGCGGCCCCGGCGAGGACGCACCCTTGCCCCCCGAGGTTGAGCTCCCATAGGACGGGGATGCTTTGGTCCTCCGGGACGGGGACGGTCCCCCGGTTCGGCTTCTTCGGAATCGGGATCCGGTTCGCCTGCCACCACCGTCCCGCAACGAGGACGGTCCCGAGGACGAGGACGAGGGCGGCCCGCCAGGACGGTCCTGTCCCCGCGGTCCAGATCAGCCAGGACGACCCGACCCCGGCAGCCCAGTGGACCCGGGTCCGCCACTTCTTCGCGCGGCGCCCGATCATCCACGCCGCCCAGCAGCCAGCCGCCGCCACCAGGACCGCGAGCGACACCGCGGTCAACGGGGAGTAGATCCAGCGGAGTAGCCAGCAGATCGCGCCGACGACGAACACCGAGGCCGCGACGATCCACGGCGCGTACTGCTTCAGCAACAGGCGCCGCATGCTGTTCGCCCGCCGCTCCTCCAGTAGCCGCGCGTCCTCCTGCTTGATCTTCAGCGCCTGCGCCTTCGTCAGCCGCCGGTCGGGCGTCGAGCTGCCACTCGCGATCACCCTGGCCAAGTCCTGAGCCAGACGCTCTCCTTCCCTCGTCTTCCTACTCATTCACGTGCCCCTTCCTGATAGTCCGGTCCGGTCCGGAGTCCGGTTCCTGCGAGTCATCCGAATGCCGCCCAAGGTGCGGCTGCGCGCACGTGCGCGCGTACGCGACCCCTCCCGGCATGTCAAACGCCCCGGACCGGACTGACCGGCCCGGGGCGCCCTTGGTCGTTGGTCAGCCCTGCAGCATGAACTCCTTCTTGCCTGCACCCGGGGCGGCGTGGAGCGCCTCGGCCACGATGCGGTGCGCTGCGAGTTTGGTCATGGCGTTGTCCATTGCCCGGGCCGCCCCAGACGTCATGTCCATCACGTCGGTGAGGTCGGCGTAGATGCCCTCGTCGGTCACCTCGGCGTTCCTCAGCTTGGAGATGGCGAGTTCGACCTGGCCGATCATGGCGCGGTACCCCTGGGCGGAGGTCTCGCCCCAGTTGATGGTGGGCTCGAATCCTTCGGTGTCGGCGCTGGGGATGGTGATGCTCATGGTGGTGGGTCCTTCCGTGGTGGGTGTGGCGGGGGGAGTGATGTCTTGGTCCGGCCCGGAGTCCGGTCCGGAGTCGGGGTCGTCCTGCTTGTCGTCCTGCTCGTCCTCGTCCTGCTGCCGGTCCTCGTCCTCGGGACCGTCCTGGGGTCCGTCCTCGTCCTCGTCCGGGACGGAGACCGCTTCGTCCTGCGGGACCGTCCCCGTCCCGTCCCCGTCCCCGTCCTCAGGACGGTCCCCGGCATTGGGGACGACGGTCCCCGGGACGGTCTGCTGCCCGGGACGAGGACGGGTCGCCTTCGAGGACCGACTCCGCTCGGCCGCGACCCAGCCGTCCCGCCACAGGTTCGACAGGAAGACGGTGGCCGCGCCGCGAGGACGAGACGAGGCAGTGGGGGAGCGGCGGTCGTTGTGCCTCGTCAGCAAGTCCGACCACGTGTCGTCCCACAGCTGGCCCCAGTACCGGCCAGCCGCACCGGACTTGCGCCGGGCCGACGCTGCCGCATACCGCGGCGGAGTGCCGCCCCGAGCCGTGTGCCAGACGTCCTCGACGCCCCGCTTCACGACCACGGTCATGATCATCGCCACGATCAGGATCTCCATCAGGCTGCCTCCCTCTTCAATGCCGCCAGCAGTGCCGTCGCCTTCGTCGTCCCGCACGGAGCGAGCGCGGCCTTCAGGGCGTCACGGGTGATCGGCTTGTTGTCGTTCGCGGCCCGGTACGCCCGGTCCGCATGCCGCGCCCCTTGGAGCTCGACATCGTTGACGGTCTCGTCCGGGGACGGGGACGGCTTCGGGGCCGCCCTCTTCGCTGGCGGCTTCTTCGGGGACGGCTTGGCGACCACCTTGGTCGGGACGGGGAGGGGGACAGACTCCTCGGCCGGGACGGGAGCTGCGTCCGGGACGGGCTCGGAGGACGAGACGAGGACGATCAGGTGGACCGTCGTAGCCAGAGCAGCCGGCGGGACGGCACCGACGAGGACGACGAGCAGCAGGCCCTGGGTCAGATGCCCGGTCGAGGCGAGATGCCCGACACCGTTGCCGACGATGCTCAGCCCCGCCGCACCCCACGTCATCCAGCGGGCATAGGTCCGGGTCTTCTCCGCAGCCGCACTGTCGAGCCACACGAGGCACGCCGTCATGCCCAACGCATCCAGCGACGCCGGGAGCAGCCACGACAGCCGCTCACCCCACCCGGTGAACGCCGCCAGCCCCGCCAACGTCGAGAACGACGCGGCCACGGCGGCAACCGTCACCACGGTGAGCCCGAGCCAGAGCAGGAAGCGGCGCATCAGTCAGAACCCCTGGATGAACGCCGTAGCGCCGGAGAGCAGGAAGTTCGCGCCCTGCGCGACGATGTTCGTTGACAGCCCGGCCAGCTCGGAGAAGACCCCACCGACCGCGTACAGGACAGCGCCGTAGACGAACGCGATCCACGGCGTGAGCCTCGTCGGCGGCTGGCCCTTCGGCTTGACGTGCGGCCACAGCGCGATCGACATGACAGCGATGATGATGAAGCCACCGATCGCCTGCCCGGACAGCCGCTCAGTCGCGGAGGCCGCACCACCGACAGCACTGTTGACGATCCGGTCCACGATCGAGCCGAGGATCCCGCCGATCCCGGCGACCCCGGCGATCAGCATCAGGTAGACGGTGGCGCGCTTAGCCATCTTCTTGAACATGAAGGTGAGCGCGATGGCAAGGGCGACTGCTGCGATGCCGCCCAGCGTGAGCGTCATGGTCAGATTCCTTTCCGTTAGAAGGCGAGTCGGTACAGGCCGTACAGGACAGCGACTACGGCGACGCGGGAGGGTCGTTCGAGGATCCACGCCAGGAGGTAGAGAACGCCGATGGGCACGAGCATCACGGTCGCGAAGGTGGCGCCGGCGTAACGCCAGAACCCGTCGGCAGCTGTCCAGCGTCCGTAGACGCCGTACAGCCACACCTTCCGCAGGCTGGGCCGGTCGTCGGACCACAGGTCAGGCGGGCAGATCAGGTCACCCACCTGCGCCAGGGTCGGGATCGGCAGCGGCGCGAGATCAGGCGTGGCGCGGGGGAGCGTGGTGATGGTGGCGACCGGCCGGACAACGTCCTGCGCGCGGCCGTCAGTGGTTTCGATGGCGCTCATCGGTTCCTCCGGATCGTGTTCGCGAGTTGGTCGGCCGAGGCGATCAGCCGGTCGGCGAGGTGTTCGGTGGCAATCCCGGCCTTGGCCTGGTTCACGTGGTGGTCGGCGGCCGTCGCCCGGAAGTAGTCGAGCGCGACGTCGAGTTTTTCGCGGGGGCTGGACGCCGTCGCCATGCGCTTGCCGATGATCTCCAGCCGCCGCTTCTTGTGCGCGTTCTCCGCGCGCGTCGGCTTCGGCTCCGGCCGCTCGAACTGGACCACCTCGGCGGCCATCAGAGCGCCGCGCCCGGGACGGTGAGCTCGCGCCACGTCTCGTCGAGACCTTCGACGCGGACCTCGTACTGGACGCGCCACCACGGCTCACCGGTGCGGTGGTCGAGACTGCGGGCCATCTGCTCGAGGTAGTCGCGGATGACGGCGTGGTCGTCGGGGTCGGCGGTGATCTCGCGGGTGTAGGTCTTTCCGGTCCAGGTGCGGTCGTTCACGACGTTGCGGAGCGTCAGTTTGAGCCGCTGCTGGTGAGCCATCCCGAGCCTCTCTCTCCCGCGCACATACGCGCACTGCGCGCGCGTAGTCCCCTACGGTAAGCCACCTATACAGACAGGTCAACATGTCAACATTCCACGGCGTTTCGCGGGTAAGGTCTAGGCATGCAGACCGATGACATCGCCGCGTGGCTCACCGCGATCTGGGACGAGCGGCAGCGGGCATGCGTGGAGGCGCAAACAGCGATCGACGCATGCAGCGCGACAGCGGCCAGCGGAGACCTCGAACTTCGTTGGATGCTGCAACTCCGACGCGGCGGCGAGTTCCAGGCTGGTTGGGACATGCCTGGCCCGCCTACGCCCACTGAGGATCTGGCCCGGATCGCAGCCGACCGGGCGATCTTGGCTGAATGCAGCATCGTCCTGGAGAACAAGGACCCCGAGCGCCTCGGTGAGCGCATTCTGGCCTGGGCGGTGGTACGGCAACTCGCATCCGTCCACCGGGACAGACCGAACTGGCGTGAGGCGTGGCAATGACACGCCGCCCCCGACCGTTACGCTGAGCACATGCCGATCGACCTCACCGCGCTGATCGACCACCACGCGCAGCTGCCCAAGTACCGTCAGCTAGCCGCGTCCCTGCGCGAAGCGATCGACGACGGCAGGCTCACCCCCGGTGAGGAACTCCCCAGCGAGGCCGAGATGATGGAAGGCACCGGGCTGTCCCGAGGCTCGATCCGCGACGCGCTCGGCATCCTCGAAAGCGAAGCCCTGATCGTCAAGCGCAGCGGCGCGGCAACCCGCGTCCGGGATACGCCCCCTCAACGCCCCATCGACGCTGAGCGCTACGGCCGCACCCTCCGCCTCCTCAAGTCAGGCGAGCCCCACCCGCTCACCTCCGCGTTCACCGAAGACCACGGCATCAGCTGGCCGCAGTACACCGTCGACGCCCACGTCACCAAAGAACCCGCCACCGCCGAAGACGCCCGCCGCCTCCTCCTCCCAGAAGGCTCCGACCTCCTCCGCCGCCGGTTCGTGAAGTACGCCAAAGGCCAGCCCATGGAGCTGCAACGCTCCGCGATCCCGTGGAAGCTCGCCGGCGGAACCCCGCTCATCGACCCCGGCCAGCAGCCCTGGCCCGGCGGCACCATCGCCGAACTGTTCTCCCTCGGGCTCGAAGTCACCCGGGTGACGCACGACGCGGAAGCCCGGATGCCCCGCGACGACGAACGCAAGGCGCTGCGCATGGAAACACCCGGACCGGTGATCTCGATGGTCCGGGTGTTCTGGGTGGGGGAGCGGCCCGTCGAAGCGTCACGGGTCATCTCGCCGGGGGATCGCGCCGTGCTGCACTACGAGGTGGAGCTCGACCTCAGCGAGGGCTAGAACAGGCGCGGGTCGGTCGATCCATCGCTGCCGTAGTCGGACTCGTCCAGCGTCCACCACTCGTCGGCATCCTTGTCCCACACCTCGTCCTGCTGGCAGTCCGGGCATCGGAAGGCGAACAGCCTCGCCCAGCGATTGGCGGGAACGAGGATGGTCCGACCTCGGTACGTGCGGCCGGACTTGGTCTTCTTCAGCGGCTCGTGCTCGACCATCTCGCCTTGCTTGGCGTCCATGATCCCGGCGTTGATCGCTGGCTCAGCGCTGGATCCGCACCCGGTGCAGCGCTCCTTCGGATTGTGCAGCGCCATGGTCGTCGTACCGTCCGACCAGCCGCGCCACTCTACGACCCGCCCATCCCACAGCAGGGGCAGGTCGTTCCTGCTGGGGAGTAGACGCATCGTCACTCGGCCATCCTGATGAACTCGGCGTGGAGTCCCCGCAGGCGCGCCACCTGCTCATCGGTCCAGCCGAACTTGGCAGCCACCTCCGGCATCGCCCCCTCCTCCTCCGGGTCATCCTCATCCCAGCCACACACGATGCCGTAGATCCACGCCGTGTCGCGGGCCTCGCCCCAGTCCATGCTGGAGAACGTCACCGAGGACTCGAGCGCCTTCAGCGGGTTGGTCTCGCCGCTGAAGTACGGGATGTCGTTGGCGATGATGTTGATCGCTGGTTCGCTCACGATGGCTCCCCGGTGATGGTCGGGTACAGGTCCGGGTGCTGCTTGCAGGCGAGTAGGACCTCTTGGAGGATGTCTCTGTCGTGCGGGATGTTGCCGTGATGACCGCCTCCCATCCCGCCCTGCACATAGCCCATGACTGCGGCCTCCTTGATCAGCAGCAGTTCGCGCTCGGTGAAGGTGCTGGCCAGGCGCGCGGAGTCTTCGAGGCGCTGTTGCGCCATGGCGTCGAAGTAGCCCGCGAGGGCGTCCAGTTGCTCACTCACGATGCCGTCTCCTCATCGCCGCCGAGCACGAACCGTGCCAGCTTGTCGCCCGGGAACCTCTCCAGTCGGCCCCGGTTCCGCTTGTACCGCATCGTCGTATCCAACGACTGATGCCCCACCGCGTCCTGCACATCCTCAACCATCGCCCCAGCATCCATCGACAGCGTGACGAACGCATGCCGCAACGAGTGAGGCGACACCTTGTCGGCGTGCGGCACCTTCGCCGCGATCGCGACCTTCCGCACGATCCGCGCCACCTGCTCCCGCGAAATCCGCGCACCCGTCCGCGTCACGATCAACGGGCCCGACTTCCGATCCGCGAGGTACACCTCCAGGGCAGCGACCGCAGCCAGCGTCAACACGATCCGCTGCTTCGCGCCGCCCTTCCGCGTCACATCCAACGTGAAGTGGCCGCGCTCATGGCCGAGGTCCTCGACGTCCGACTCCACCAGCTCGCTGTTCCGGATCCCCGTCAACAACAGCACCGACACCACCGCCAACTCCCGCAGCCCGCACTCGCCGGCTGCCTTGATCACGGCCCGCGCCTCGTGCTCGTCGAGCCCGAACGTCGTCGAGTGCCGGTTGTCGACCTTCGGGCGCTTCACGTGCGCCGCGGGCGACCGGTCCAGCACCTCCTCCTGCACCAGGTACTCGTACCAACTGGACACGGCGGACAGGCGGCGGGCGACGGACGGCGGGTGTGGCTTGGGCGCGTCGAACCCGGCACCGCGCTGCTTCCACGCATCGACATGCACCCTGAGCACCGCCAGCGGGTCGACGTCGGCCTCCTCGCAGAACCGCAGCCACATCTTCATGTCCCGCGCGTACGCCTTCTGCGTGTTGACCGCGTTGAAGGAGGCGAGCCAGGCCGCGACCAGCACCTGCACGCGGCGGGTTGGGCCGTACTGCGAGACCTCGTCGGACAGGCTCGTGATCGGGACTAGATCGGTCATCGCGCGCCTCGCAGCCACTCGTGGTACCGGGCGCGCCACAGCTTGCCAGCGGCAACGTGCGCCTCCGTGACCGACGGCCAAAGGGCCCGCGCGGCATCCTCGCCCGCCTCCTCGACGATCGCCATGAACGGATCGACTGGGACGCGCGTACCGCCGAAGCAAGCCACGCCGACCTGGCGGCCCGGGTCGATCCAGATGCAGGAGTTCAGGTGCCGGTCGTCCATCGCGGCGTACTCGCGGCGCGCCCTGTCCGCCGCATCCTCACAGCCCTCCCGCTTCAACACCCTCGCCGCCGCCGCGACCATGCGCTCCCGGGCGTCCTCCGCGATCAGCGGGCCGACAGCGGCGAGGACGCCCCGGGCCAACTCGGTGGCGCGGTCTCGCCGGAACTGGCGGATGTACCCGCCGTGGTTCTCGATGGTCCGATCGAACGCGGCCGGGTCAAGCGACACCGCCGCCTGCTCGACGTACTTCTCCCAGCCGCTCACGACTCCTGCCCATCCGTCAGCGCCAGCACGTCCTGCTGCTCCTGGTAGGCCGCGTACATCGTCAAGTTGGGTCGGACGTGCAGGTACGGCAACATCACCTGATCCATTGTCGCCATCTGCACCGAGACCAGCGCGAGCTGCGACTCAAGCCACGTCTTCGAGATCCGCCACGCGACCCGCTCGGCATGCTCCGGGCTGTAGAACTTCGCCCGCGCCATGCTCGCCGGCCCCTGATCGGCCAGCACCTTCTGCACCGCGGGCACGTCCACCGGGAGCGTGAACAGCTGCGGCCCGTACTTCGTGCGCAGGCTGAACGTCAGCCCGGACGCGGACCCCTCGGTGTAGTGCACCGCGATCGAGTCCGCGCCCGCCTTCGCCAGCAGGGCCTGCATCTCGCTGATGGTCTTGGCAGCCGGGATCGTGGTCGTGTAGTTCAGGAGGCCGCTCACAGATCCACGCCTTCGGCCAAGACTTCGACGATGCGGCCGATCTCGTCGGTCCGGTGCGGCTCCTCATGATCGCCGACCGCGATCCACGGCGAGTGGGTGGCGTTGTCGTGCGCCCAGCGCAGGTAAACGCCGCCACGGAAGCCGCCCTCAGTACGCACCACCGCGCCGACGTTCACCGGCGTCGGGAGCGGGATCTGCTCCTCCAGCGCGGCCACCGCCGTCAGCAGGCGGGGCGGCAGTAGATCGCGGTTGTCGACCAGGCCGCGAATCACCTCGTCATCGATCTCATACTTGCTCACTTCCGACTCCGATTCTGCGGCAAACCGCATATAAGAAGAATTATGACTACAAGTTGATTAACCGGTTAGGCATTGCCCTTGAAGGTCCACCAGCCGTCGAAGCCACGCGGCGCGTCCGGGTAGTCCTCCAGCATTGGGATGAGGATGTCCATCTGCTTCATCTGCTCAAGCAGGCTGACGTTCCCCCAGAACGACTCGCCGTCCCAGCGGCCAAGACAGTCGCCGCCGTATCGACCATCGGCATGCGCGCGCAGGAACGCCTCCGCATCCGCCGGCCGAACGCTCTGGTAGTTCCAGAGCAACCCGAGGTGGCTGCGCACCACGCCATCCTTCCGACGGAACCAGGTGGCAGTGATCTCGCACCGGAAGCGCTCGGCACCATCGCCCCGCTGGAATCCCTCGACCTTCAGGCTGTCGAGGTCCACCGCGTAGGGCGCGTGCGAGATGAGGAACTTCTCCTCGCGGATCACTTCGCACTCCCGTTGATGAGCGCCAGCACGGCGTCGGCGAGTTCGTTGTGCACGCCGTGGAAAACCGCCTTGCCGCCGACGGCGAACTCGCCAGTCGAGACCCGCACCTTCATCAGCGCCTCGGCGATCTGCTCCCGCGTCGGCATCGGCCGGGCAAGCTCCATTACGGCCTCGACGCTCGGCTCGCTCGAATGGGTTGCTGGTAGCGCGCGCGCCTCGTTGATGACCCGCTTCACTGCCTCCCGGTCGACCACCGGCTGGGGTGCGGCTTCTAGGACTGCCCGCGCACCGTCGAACCAGGACTGACGCACCTCGGGGTTCCAGTTGTTGTCACCCCAGTCCTTGCGGGGCCCGTACGGGCCGACCTCCGGGGAGGCATGCTCGTAGAGCGCGCGGGCCGCGGGCTCCAGCTCCATGTCGGTGATCTGCACTCTCTTCTCCTTCATCAGTCGTTGCGGTGGATTGTGCCGTGAAGCGCCCCCAGTTCCCTCCCCCCGATCAGTGAGGGAACTGGAGGCAGTGGAGCGGCCAGGGCGCCGGGCCATGGGGTGCGTCGAGGGGAGACGCGACACCGGCACCCTGACCTGTCTAGTGAGGGGTGTTATCCCAGAGGCGCTTCGCCGGCAGCGGCAACGCACGCACCGGAGTCTCGCCGGGCGCGACCGGGTCGACGGTGATCTTCAGCCCGCCGAACTTCCGGTCCATCGCCTTCGCGTACTGCTCGGCGTGCTCCGTGTCGCCGACGAACTCGCCGATGACGTGAGCACCGAACCACAGCTTCACGTGGCGCCGTCCGACCCGCTCGAGTACCTGCTCGCTCATCTCTTCTTCCCCTTCGTCCGCCGGGTCCACTACGGCTCCCCAGATCGGTGACGCCAAGTTCTGATGTCCCCCACCTTGGACCCACTTGTTGCAACAAGTCAACAAGTCAGCCCAAACCTGTCCAAAAAAGCCAACAAGTGGCTACCATCAGACCCATGCCCCTCACCTTGACCCCCGGCGTCCTCAACCACGTACCGCCCAGGCCACCCCTTCGCGACCAGCTCGCCGCACACATCCGGCAAGCCATCGCCACCGGCGACCTCCAACCAGGCGAGCGGCTCCCCAGCGAACCCAAGATCGCCAACCTCACCGGCATCAACCGATCCACCGTCCGGTTCGCGCTCTCCCTCCTCGCCGACGAAGGCCTCATCAACAGATCCCACGGCAACCCCACCACCGTCGCCGAACCCCCTGCCGTCCGGGTACTCTCCA